CCCCCACCACCGCCAGCGCCGCCGTTATATCCTGCACCACCTCCACCACCGCCACCCCAATCAGAACCACCTTTGTTTGGTGTGTAACCTGCACCTGCACCGCCACCACCGCCACCACCAGCAATGACGCTATTATTCGTAATGGTCACAGGACGGTTGACATACAGTGCGTTACCCCCGCCGCCACCGGGATTACCATTAGTTGCCCCAAATTGACCCGGCCCACCAGCGCCGCCCATGCCTTGGATCACGCCGTTATTGGTAATGGTGACTATATCGCCGGGGCTAAATGAGCTTGGCACCAGCATGGCGTATGCGCCCGTTGAAGTGCTGCCTACCTGTACGCCGGGAGAGACTGTCAACGCCACATCGGAAATACCCGCCACATAGCCCGGCGCTGAAGATGCTTGTGTGTACACATCATAGTTATACGTAGGCGACCCAATAGTCAGAGGCACGTTGACGCGTTTTGCCGTGCCATAGAAGTTGTTTGCAGCAATCGTGCCTGATGATGGGATTGTCGCCGTGCTTGTGCTGACCGGCACGAAAGGGCCACCCCGGTAGTACTCGTTTAGACCAATAGGATTCGTGCCACCAAACTCAGTTTGGATGTTGGTAAACGCCAGCGGACCAGACGAGGGCAGCGCCATATTTACACCGTGCCGTAGGCGGTCAGGTTAGCCAGAGCAGTGACATTGCCCAGCGAGTCAATCTTCAAAATATTGGTTGCGCCATTCTTCAGATACAGCACACCACCCACCTCAGTAAAGGTGAAGTTAGTTGTCGCAATTGTCCCCGCACCTGCGGCTACGTTGCCTGTCAGATTACCCGTCACGTTACCTGCCACATTGCCTGTGACATTGCCCGTCAGAGGACCCGCAAAGCTACCACCAGTCACAGCGCCTGTGACGGCCAGAGTGCTGCCCACAGAAGCCGCACCGCCAATCGACAGGTTGCCCGTGATGTGGTTTAGCTGCTCCACCACGTTGGTGCCGTCTGCACGAAGCAAGACTGACTTGCCTGTGGGAATCGCTACACCTGTACCTGCTGCCGTGGTATTACCAAGGACGGTTGAGCAGTAGATCGTTGCCGTATATCCTGATGGGTTGGTAACTAAGTACAGCTTGGTGACCGGGGGAACGTAGACGTTGAATGGGGCGGTAGTCGTTGTAGTCAGGCTAACCGCTGCACACCGCGCTTGGTCTACTGCGCCATTCTGAGCGGTCAGTGCTTGGTTTGCGGAAAGGACTGAGACCGATGCCAAACCCGAGATAGCGTCCTCGATAATGACCCCGAGGTTGTCGTTGGTGATCGTGCCCCACGTACCGGATTTTTCACCGTTGGCAATGAGTTCGATCCGTAGATCGGGGGAGTATGTTGAAGGCAAAGCGTCCTCCGTTTAGTTGCGGGCAAAGCTGCCATGCAGCCGCGCTCTAAGTTCACGAACCGCATCAACTGCGGACTCAAATTTTTTATGATACCCAGCGTATATTTTTTTGCCTTTTACATAGCAATACGCCCCCCAGCGTTGGTTTATGCCGTCCCAGAAAACGCCTTTTTCGCCAGTTTTATTGTTTGATTTTGCCCCCAAGTTGTACATATTTTCTGAATGCGTGGCGGCACGTAAATTTTCTATTCTGTTATTTAGCGGATTACCATCTATGTGGTCGATGCAAGGCGGCACAATGCCATGGTGCATGGCGTATATAATTCGATGCACTTTGTACAGCTTGCAATTAATTGCAACTTGTTTTCTCCCGGTGCTATTCACCGTGCCCGCTATGGTCCCAGCACGAATGCGCCCTTTATTGACGGCCCAATATAACTCCCCGTCACGGTATTCGAACAGTTCACAAAGCGCATCTTTTTCCAACATCGTAGTTCCTTATTAAGCCAGCATGGATTCAGCGTGGGTCTTGGCTTCTGCCACCCGGCGCAGCCACCCTTTACCGAACGTGCCAAACGTAGGCAGACTGCGGTAAAACGCTTCCTTTTCTGCACTGAATTTTGCCACTAATTCACTCTGATTGGCAGCTTTTAATGACTGCATGGTCTTGGGGCCAATCGCGCCGTCAGGCGTGGTACCGATGGCTTTTTGCATCGTCTTGATTGCACGACCGGGACCAGCGTTGACCGCAAAATCAAACATCAGGTAGTCCAGACCATCTGGCAAATCGTCAGCCTTGACCGCATCCCAGTACTTCTTCTTGTACATAGGACCCACTACCTCGGGTGTCAGAGCGCGCATTGTTTTTTCGTCAACAGCATGGCCTACCCACTCTTCCCACACCTTTTTGGTCACGCCCAGATTGGTCATGCCGCCGGGGTCTTTGGGGTGATTTACGAAGCCACCCTCGTGCTTCAGGATGGCCTTGAGCGCCTCATCAAAGTTCTCTTTCATTTCTTTGCCCGCATATCAATGATCTTCTCAAGCGTTCTGCCGCCAAAGTAAAACGACATCACAAGCATTCCCCATTGACCCAGCAGCTCTACGAACGAGTCAGCAATGTCAACCAGCGCAGCGTCAAGAATGGCGAGTGCCATGTAGGCCACCAAGATATATACCAGCGTCAACGGACGGATGTTCTTGGACAACCAGCTATCGCTTGCCATGTCGGCTTTTAGGCGCTCAGTCAGGTTGTTCTGCTCAGACTTGTACAAGTCCGTTTCATTCGCCATCTTGGCAAGCTCACCATCCTGCGCCATCTTGGCAAGTTCTAACTGCGCCTTGGCCTTCTGTTCAGGGTCAGGAATCAGTTTGTCGATCAGTTTGCCGCCGATACCCAGCAGCGCGTCAAGTCCTAGCATGTCAACCTCCTTGTTGGAACATCCACCACATCATCCAGAAGAAAACAAAGACGATGCCCACAATCACAATGCCCGCACCCACCATTTCAATCTTGTCTCTCACCTGCTGCCGCTTACGGCGCTTTTTCATTGCTTCGGCTTTTTCATGCAGCCGCTTTTCCGTTTCCGCTAGGCGCTGGGCTTCTGCTTTCGCTTCCCGGTCGGAACGCAACTTACCCATGCGCTGCCAGAACTCATCCCACATCCCTGCTTCTTGGAAGTGGTAGGTAAAAATATGCTTGATGTCGTCGTAGTACTGTTTGATCTGCCGATCAATAATCATCAGCTCCATGACGTACTCGGCATCAGACACATAGTCCGGCACAGGTTCGCCTTTAGCAACGGCTGCTTCTTGCGCTACCTTGGCCTCTTCAAGCTGACTGCGCTTGGTCTCGTACTTGCCCGCCGCTGAGAAGAACTTGGTGACCCCCGACATCGAATCAGCCAGCGTCTTACCCGACTCCACTGCGCCGTTGATCTCATCAAACGCTTCACGGGCTAAGGTAGCTGCCTCTTTAATACCTGTGACAACCGCCTTAACACCCGCAACTGCTAGTCCAATTGTCAAAGGATCAATCATACCGTATCAATATCATTCCAACTCGTTCCTGTGTTGGTGTTAATCACCGTCCAGCCCGTACCTTGCGGGTTCTGTATAAGTTGCCATCCCGGTAACTGATTGTCGTTGATCAGTTCCCACAAAAGCCGTGCCAACGACTCATCCAGAATAGTCGCACCTTCAGCAATTTGTAAAGTAGTTATGATGTTGCCAACCGCTAACGCTTCGGCTATTGCGGCCTCGTCAATAGTTGCAACCCCGTCCAGTTGGGTGGTCAGCGCATCTGCTGCTGTGGCTGTTTCGTCAATACCACCAAATGCGTCAAGCTGTGTATCGGTCGTATCTGCGCCTGTCGCGGTCTCGTCTACTGCGCCAACTCTTGTGAGCGTAGCGGCTTCGGTATCTGCACCTGTGGCTGTTTCTGCGACGGCTGAAGTAGTTTCTATATTACCTTGCGCGGCGTCTGTGCCCGTCGCTGTTTCTGACACCGCACCTACTCGGGTTAATGCTGTAGCTGTTATATCTGCACCTGTGGCTGTTTCTGAGACTGCCGAAGTAGTTTCTATGTTGCCTTGGAAAGCATCGGCGCCTGTGGCTGTTTCGGCTACAAACAGTTGTAGTGACGCAGTATTGGTGAGTTCGTCTGCGCCTGTGGCTGTTTCAGAAATGGCTCCTACTGCATTTAATTGACTTGCTGTTGTATCAGCACCCGTGGCTGTTTCTGAGACTGAGCCAACCCGAATTAAGAGTAACGTAATAGCATCCGCGCCAGTAGCGGCCTCATCTATACTGACTGCGTACAAAGCGCCAAAAAGCCACCCCGTGTTATTCCCACTATCAACATTGCCGTTTGCTGGGGAAGCATTCCAAGTAGCACCGCCAGTTGCGTTACTGTCTCGTATATCAACATAAGATACGTTTACAGTACCAGAAGACTTAGATAGCGTGAACCGTGTGCCTCCAGTAGAGCTACGGATTGAAACTAAGTTACCAGCAGAACCGGACAAGGTGAAGTTATTTACCGTTGTCGTTGTACTTGCAGGGAACGTTATCTGATTAGCAGTTGGTACTGTTTCTGTAATATCGTTAAACGTATTTGCGCCAGTAATTGTCAGCGTTCCAGCACCGCCTTGGTTCAATGTGCAGTTGTAAGTAGAACCACCGCCCACAAACGTCTTGGCGGTAACAGCAGTCATTGAGATCGTGCCTGTGCCAGTACCTGCTGTAGTGGTGAACCCTGTTGGGTTGGCATTATTCCAAGCGGTTGCACTTGCGGCTGAACAAACTAAAGTTCCACCGTTAAACGTCAAATTCTTTGTACCAGAAGCTGTCGCGGCGGTAGAGGTAGCGGTAAACGTAAAACCTGCTAAATTTATTGTTCCATTGGTTAACCCTAATGTAACAGCTTGCCCCGCATCAACGAGTGTTGTTGTAATTCCGGCTGTGCTAATACTTAGTGTGTTAATTGCTTTGCCCGTATGGGTTAACGTGCCCGTACCTACCATTATAAAATCAGTGCTGGTATAAGTACCCCCAGAGGCTAATGTAAAACCGTGACATTGAATACCTTGTAGGCCGGGATTACAAGTTGACCCGGTAAAGTTAATTTGTCTGAACGAAGAGTTAATGGTAAACGTAGGTGTAGATGCGCCTGATGTCAAATTAAGGTTAAGTCTAGACGCGAACAGGATGGTTCCGGTTGTACCGAAAGCAAATGTCCTTGTAACAGACATTGCTGTTGATATATTTGATGTGCCAGTAAACGTGAAGTTTGTAGCATCTGCCATCGACAGAACTGTTGATCCGGCTGTGGTTGTGGTAAGAACGATTGAGCCAGTAGTTCCAAAATCTATAGAGCGTGTGTTTGTGTTGCTTGAACTAAATATGCCACCGGTTAATGTTTTGTCATTTAAATTAAGTGTTCCGGCTGTTAGCGTTATTGTTGATGCAGACGACGTTGTAAACGCATCTTGAAGTGTCCATGCACCACCAACACCATTAAACGTAACAGCACCACCAAAAGCAACACCGTTTGTTGTTATGGTCTTGCCTGTAGTAGTAGCATTAAATGTCGTTGTACCAGCGTAAGTACGGGTGAAATTTGTCGCAGGAAAAGATAAACTACCGCTAACGGTCAAGCCAATAGCAGCACCTGCTAGGGTCATTGTTCCATCAAGACCGCTGATTGTAATGTCGTTGCAAACCCGTGGTGAGTTTGCCATCGTGACAGTAAACGCAGTAGCTAATATATTTGAGTTAGCATCAAAGAAGACATTATCAGCAGCCGTAGGAACAGAAGCGCCGCCAGCACCGCCAGAGGAAGTAGACCAGTTACCTGTGTTACTGCTACTCCATGTACCTGTGCCACCAACCCAATAGCGATCTGCCATTCATCACTCCACCGGTGGTTCTTGCACTACTTCTTCTTCCGTGGGGACGTATGAAACAACGGCTATCCAGTTGTCTAACCGTTGTTGTTTCATCGCTTGGATTTCTTCGTCAGTAAGTGTGTGGTCATCCGGCAGATGCAAGGCATCGCAGAACTTGCCGTACTGAGTGTCAAAGAAAAAATCAATCTTCATGATTAGGTACCGGTCAAGCTGAAGGTGTAAGTCACATTCAGAGTGTCACCACTTATCACTGAACGAGCGCCGCCAGTAAATGCTTTGGCTGAAAACAACGTGCCTGTGCTGCCGCCTTTGGTGTTGTTGCTGGTTAGAAACGCGCCGTTGATGGTGGTTGTGCCGTTAATAGAGAACACAGCTACCGATGCAGAGTTATCAAGCACCGATGGGTTCGCAGTTGTTGCTGTACCAAATGTTGCTGTCGGACGGTTTGCTTGCGAATAAGTAGTATCTTCAGTCCAACCGGCGTGTGAAGCCATGGTATCGCCACCAACGATTGAAGTCAGAGTGCTAATCAAACCCAGATACCACACAGTCGTCTGCGCAGCGGCATCCAGCGAGGTAGAGACCATGTATTGCAGACCTGTGTTTACCACAAGGTTGGGGCCTTTTTCTTCCCACTTCAGGTTACCGTCTTTGTCGTAGCAAAGAATGTGGAATACGCCGCCAGCATGAACTTGTTCAAATCCTGCGGTGGGTCTGATTACTGCGGCATCAACACTGTCGCCCGCAATTGCTTTTACGTTGTTCATACCTAGCTCCTCAAGGAAAACGAATTAGTGCCGTCGTTGCCGTGTTTGCTGGCATCGTAACGGTATTGCTCACACTGCTAAAAGTTTTATCCGAACCAAAGTCCAATACAGCTACCGACTTGTTGCTGCGAGTCACGTTGTAGATCAACGCCCCACGGGCGGTAAAGTTGGCTCCCGGCCACGACACATTGGCAAAATCTACGTACACCGTGCCGGCGTTGGGGCCAGTCGTTTGTGTACTGATCGTTGCTCCCGTGACCGCAACCCCACCCGCTGTGTAGCCCGTACCGGTAACTTCGTTCGTTGTTGTATACACCGTAGTCAACTGCCCAATATCAGAGAACGCCGTATACAACGCCATCTTCAACGTGTCGGTCGCCAAGTTCTGCCCCGCTTGGAGCATCTCTTGTTTGAAACTGTTCGTCAGACCTTGCTGAATACTCATGGGTTGACCTTAATCTTAGCCTGACCATCACGGTACGCATCACCACGCTCAAGACCTGTACCCAGACGGTTCAACTGAGACAGAGCTTCGTCGTACTTACCTTTGTAAGTCGCCATCATGTCAACTTCGCCCTTCAAGAAGATGTAAGCTTCCAGCATCGCGCCATACAGCAGAACCGGCGAGTAGTTGTCGCCCAGCCACGTACGTCCGTCAGCCGCCACCGTGATTGACTCAGGGTAGTAGTTGTAATGCAACTCTATCGTATACGCAGCGTCAGGCGTAGGTCCAAGGATGAAGCTCAACTCGTCCGTAATAACGCTGGTCACAACAGTGGGACCAAACAAGGCGTAATACCGTGGGATGCCTGACTCGGTGGGGTTGGGGTACGCTGCGCGGATGAAGTTCACATCTTTGTTCAGCAAATACTCATAGTTGCCGGTAGCGTCAATCACCGCCATCGAGAACACCGACAAGAAGTCGCCGGGGCAGGAGAGATACTTGTTGCCGTTGGTTGTTAAACCTGTGACGTTCTTGCGCAGGGCGGGAATCTGCACCGTGTTATAGATGCGCTCTTCCGCTTGCGAAATAAACAAGTTGATCTGTTCAGTGCCGTCAGACGTGGTCGTGCCTGTACCTGCTACGTTCGTCCACGTATTTGTGGGGAAATCGTTTTGAAGGTAGTTCTTAACCGCAATGAACAGTTCGTTGTACGTCATGATTAACCCATCGGACCACGAGCCATCGTGCCTTTAGTAGCAGCGCCATTACCGCGAGTTTTAATGCCCGAGGTTTTGGTCTCTTTGTAGTTGCCCTTGCTGATACCGCCCACAGAGATATTCATCTTGTCCATGCACTTGGCACCAGACTCGCCCTGCGAAGGCATTGCCTTAATTGCTTTACCGTCCATAGTATGTGGCTCCGCGTAAACAGCAGCTTGGCCTACTTCTTTGCCGCCCTGCTTTTGAGAAAATTTAGCCATGATTAGCCCGATTTTTGGTTGGCAACACGTGCCAGATTGCGGCCCATGCTCTTCATTTGTTCTGAAGTCACACCGCCTTTGGCCATCTTGTGCATACGCTTCTCGTGGCCTTTGACTGCTTTCTTAGCAATCTTTTCCATGATCGGCTTGTCTTTCTTAATATCTGAATGTTTCATGTCTTACTCCTAAGTAATCGTTACTGTACCCACAACTCCGGCAGATACCAAGTAGTTTGGTGTCAGCCCCGCATCATTAGCACTGGAGCCGCCCACCGGCCTCCAGCCCCACTGAAACACCCGGCTACCGCCTGACGGATCACCATTTTGATTTATGCCGGTACCTACCGTCTCTGTCAACTGCAACCCTGTGTAGCCCGCTTGGTAGTAGCTCAAATCAGGCCGGGGATCGCGCAAACCTTGCGGGTCGTCCACTGGATACATGCCCAACTGAAGCTGTGGCTGATCTGGGTCCCAACAAGTGGGGCACACCAGCAGATTGTACGTCTTGGTCTTTAAGACCTGCTTCTTCAGTTCCTTGAGCTTATACCGCTGCCCGCACCGGTCGCACTCCGCAATTGCGAATTTACCGGAAGCAAACCTGTTACCCACAATCAGCCACCACCAATAAAGTACTGTCTTGGGACAAACCGTACCGCCGCCCGATCCTGATCTTCATTTGCTGCGTTGTTCCACGCCTCGTCATACTGAGCTTTAAGGATGTCTAACCGCGACAGTCCTTCCGGTACTTTCAACGCAATGTAGTACGCCAGCCCTGCGGCCAAGCAAGGGACAAAACGAAACGGCACATCCATGGTTTTGGTGCCGCCTGCACCTGCATCTTGAATACGGCGCATACGCCAGTAAACGAACTGGTAAGTATAGGCGCTGTCTGGGGTTGGCCAGACGGTAATGCTCTGCTTTTGTACGGCATACATGGCTGCACTTACCAAGTGCGCTGCTGCCGTTGTGTTGTCCTGCCCGCGTGTGCAGTTAAGCAGGTACGCTGGGTTGCCGTTTTCCGCAGGTTGGGTCTGGTTAAACCCGATCAGTTCTGTGCCGATACGAATAAACCCGGCGGTGGGGATGCCCGCCAGCGAAGTTACAGGAATAGTGGTTGCTGCCGCTGAAATGCCCGCTTGTAACGTACCAACAAGTAAGGACTCACTACCCGACAGACGCTGCACCCAAACCTGAATTGGACGGCCTTGAATTAGCTTGTTAGGGATGGTGGCATAAGTTGAAACTGAGATGCGGGTGATCGTCAGGTCAGCTTGGTTGTTTGTCTGGTTGGCGTTAGTACGAATAACATGGTCAAGCAGATCAACAGTATCGTCAGGAAGTGCATACGTTGGTTGCCCCTGTGTCAAAGTAATCGTGTTCTGCTCGAACGTCCACATGTTCACGCCACGGTTTGCCCAATCGGCAAAAAGGAGGTTCAAAGACCTCCGGGCTGTACGCAGATCGTAGCCGGTACGCAACTGACTCCCGGCGCGTTCGAACGCCTCCTCAACCATTTCGTTGAGGTCAAGATTAAAGCTGGCTGTACCGGATGTGGTCATTATCTAAACCCTGCTGTTTTCTTTGCAATGCCTTTAGGCTGCGCTACGAACTGCTTTCCTGCTTTCTTACCCGCCCGCTTTGCCTTCGTTGTAGCGGCATACTCGGCTGGGCTTAGTGCCTTGATTGCCTTTTCCGGGAGGTAACGCTCCCCGGTCTTTGACGACGGCTTTCCGCTTTTGGTTCGCCATTTCTGGTCTCCCCAGTTTTTAAGGCTTTGCTGTGGCGCTTTCATATTAGCTTAGTATTTTTCCGGTTTACATCACTTTTTTCGACACCAGAACTTTTACCCGAGTGCAGCAATTTTAAGTCTTGTAGGTGATCTGACCCAACAAAATAAACACCTTTGGGTTGCGATAAAAGCCACATATCCCGGCGGTTGTTTGCCTTGTCTGCCATCTTCTTTGCTGGTGTACTACCAGACTCCCACATGTCCTTTTCACCGCTACTTATAAAAGCCGCCACATTTTCTTTGGTTGCTTCGGCTTGACTGTTTTTTAAATACGTACCGCCCATCGCTTTTAAAAACTCGGTCAGCGTATCAGCACCAAACCTGCGCTTCTTAAAATAACCGTACTGCCCTTGCGTTTTAAGCAATCTGTCAAAAATAGTACCTGCACCTACCAATATTTCTTTCTGCTCGTTGACCGCCGTGTTTGTAAAAATAACAAACAAAAACTCTTTCGGGTAACCCTTTACGTCTTTTGCAAGAGCGTCGTCCCACGACCCTTGGTACTTAATTCCCGGCAGTCGATCATCACCGTTACCCTCGTACCAAGCTCCGTACTTACCAATAGCAGCTTTAACTTCTGGCGGTACCGCTACGCCTTTGCCGTGTACCTGACCCACAAACATCAAGTCAGGACGGATTTGCAGCACACTCATTTAATCTCTGTACCCACCACCAGCAGCCTTGTACTTCTTAGCCACAAGCTGCGCTTTGCGGGCTGACCACTGACCTGCACCCGTGCCATGAGTTGCTGCGGACTTTACCTGCGACACGATCTTCTTGCGAAGTTCGGGCTTGGTGTAGTTACCAGCAGCATTAACCTTCCCACCTTCTTTGTACTGCGTAAAGTCGGTGTCATCCCGACGGGCTTTCTTCTTCCCGCCGGGCATCTTGGAAGGGCTAATTGCACCCATACCGCGTGAGGCCATCATGCTCTTGTTTTACCGCGAATAGCGCAGCCATCGGCACGGGCGGAGGCAGACTTAACTTTGCCGCCTGACTTCATACCGCGCTCTTTCTCGTACGGGCTAACATCCATACCGATGCTCTTACCGTACAGTCGGCCAGCGTTGCGCATACCCACACCTGCGTCAGCAGCAAGTTCAGAAGCTTTGCTTTTGGCTGCTTCTACATAGTCTTTATCTGGGTCAAGACCCATTGACCGCATTGTGTCTCGGCCAATACGTTTTGCTCCGGTACTTTTATCAGCCATGATGGCCTCCTATTAGCAGTAGCCGCCTTTTTTCATGCCCTTGCCACCGGCCATGACGATTTGCTTGCCCTTGGTTTTGCCTTTAATAGCAACACCGTCTTTGCTAGGAGCAGCAGTTTTAACAGCGCCCATCTTTGATGCGGCTACACCACCACCGGCCATCTTCTTGGCTGGAGCTTTTTTCTTCATCATTGCCATGAAACCTGCATTCATTTTCGTTGCCATACCGCCTCCTGATTTAGTAAATTCCTTACCCACTGATTGCGGCACACCGGCCTTTTTAGCAAACGCAGGGTTGTGGGCAACTGCCTGCATAAACTTTTCCTGCTTTTTAGATACGGTAGGCATCAGCTTGCTTTACTACCAAAAAATCCAAGGACTGTGCCAACGATACCGCCAGCAAAACTACCCACCCCAATGAGTATTTTCCAACCGCCTTCGGCAGAAGCCAGCTTTCTGCTGATTTCTTCCAGCGATTTACGAATAGCCGCAACGTCTTCACGCATGGCATCCATGTCATCTTGCAGATGCTTAATATCGTTGGCGTGGGTTGCAAGCTCACGCGCTGTTTCAATTTCTGGAGTTGCCATGTTCAACACTTCCATGCTCTCAAAGATTTGTTAATACGGCTGTTCGGGTCATTGGCAGTCTTCGAAGAAGTCAGTTTCTTTTTCATCCCAGACATCCGGGCGCAAAATGACTTTTTCCTTGCGCCGCCTTCCGGCTGGGGGGCTTTCAGACCGGGTTTCCCCGGATTCGCTGCGTTATACGAAGCCCGTCCTTTGGCGTTCAAACCGCCCTTTTCGGACTTACCTTCTTTGCGCTGCCATGCTGGTGATTTAGCCATGATTATGTCCCGCTATTCTTGATATATACGCCCTCAAACGAGGCGGTCGAATAGAAATTTGTTCCCGACAACGCGATTGCCCGTGCTTCAATATCCGCCTTTTCCGGTACTGCTAATGGGATTTCAAAGTCATACGGTATTAGATTACTGTTTGACGTGACATCGGCAGCATTACGAAATACGCCACCAAAAGGGCGGATCATAAACTTACCCAAAATATACTGAGCAGCATTGTTCGATGCTGCGCTAAAAGTGCCTCTGTACATATAAAACGTGTACCCAGCCGGTACCGTCCATATCGCCATTAGCGTTTGATTTTCCCCTACAGGAATATCGGCATAGACGGTTGCTGGAACGCCCGCAGTTACTGTACCCGTGCCAACATAGATCGTACCCGCAGCAGTTCCACCTGATCCCGCCGTAATGACAAAGGCACGAAACACCCGAATAAAAGTGGTGGTTGTGAGTACTGCTGTCTGCCCAGTTAAAGTAACGGTTTCCGCTACTTCGTTGTAGTCTTGATCCAGACCCTGCACAGACACCGTCCGAGCGCCTGTACCCAGCGCAGTATCATCTGCGCTAGACGAAGATACCTTCATCTGAATGGCTGACGTTGGGTAAACATACAACCCGCCGTGTGACCAGATCGTCTCAAGTGAGCCATTGATGTCTGGGTTATTGCCAAACTTAAACAGTGACTTGTGGCCCGTGATCTGCCCCCGCGCAACCTGAAGGTCGAACGGTTCATACAAACCAAAACGGGTTATAGACGATAAGGTACTAGCCATAGAACACCGTTGCAGTTGCACCAGCAGGTGTAGTCACGTAAACGTCGGTGGCGCAAAGAATACCTTCGCCCGGAAAAAGCATATACACGCCCTCCGCCACAGCAGGTGTAGTGTAAGAAAACACCACAGAACCGCTTGTACCACCGTCCTTAATCGTGACAGAGCCGGGGGTAGCACCGTGGCTAATCGCAATAGCGCGTACGCGAGTACGGTCTGCAAATGCCGTAGTGCTAGCCCCCGCAGCACATGCTGCTGATTGAACGTCTGTCTGCATCATGATGATGCTCCTTTACTTAGACGTTTTGCTGACCAACCAGCGGATCGGTGACGTAATACAGGATTGTGCCGGTGATTGAGCCGCCCGTTGGGCCGTCGCCAGTAGTTGCACCGCCTGTAAGCGTAACCATCTGAGTCAGGGACATAGCAACACCCATGTCGTCGCCCGCTGTAGCGGAAGCCCAGTTAAATACTTGCTTACCTGCGTCAGCATCAGCGGCGCTCAACAGACCATTTGCATCAAGAGCGGTGGGGTCAGTGTAGCCAATCCAGCCCATATCAAATGTAGGAGTGGTACCGCCAGTACCGGCAGCGTTAGCTTGAATTTCGACAATAACTGCGCCAGCAGGAAGGACTACGGCTGGAGCACCAGTAGCAGAAGAAACTTTAACGGTAGTAGTATCGACAGCGGAAGGGTCAATGTAGAACTTAGCAGCCATAACGCCGGAACCACAATATGCGGTGCGAGTTTGATCGCCGCCGCCCGAACGCCAGATGCTTTGGGTAGTAGAAAGTGCCATTTGAATTGTCCTCTTTATGCGAGTTTAGTGCGACGATCTGCATAAAAGTTGGCCGGGAGCCATTCGTTCGCACCGGTATTCCCGGATTTACTGCTTTATACCATACAAAAATGGGGGGCGAAAGCCCCCCATTTCCTTACGCGCCTTGGCTGCCGTACATACCCAGAGGGTCTGAGAAGCCAAAAGAGTAACGCTCACGTGCTTTGTATCTCACGTTGCCCGTATCGAAATCACCATCCATTTTTGTATCCAGCGATGCACGAATAAAATGCTTCATGCCGTTTGGAACGTCGGTGGTCAGGAACCAAGCATTGGTGTCGGTCAGCCAGTGGTTAATTGTATAACCCTCTGGGATCGAACCGTTGTTCTTGATCGCGTTGATGTCGTTATCGTTGGTACCGGCACGCAAACTGGTTTCGAGCAGACGAGTTGCAACGAATTGCAGGCTCGGCGGAACAATCAGTTTACGAGGACGGGCAGCGATCAGCAGACCACGTTCGTCAGTCCACGCAGCGATTTGAATCACAGCGTTTTCCAGCGAAGTTTCGTTCAGGTCAGCGGGGGTCGAAGGGATATTCGAGTTAGTGCCGCCAGAAACGAGTGGGTGGTTGTTTGCAAACAGAGCCACGCCGTCACCGCCAGCGTATTGACCGCCAGTGAAGCCGTTGTTCAGAATTGCAGCCGCTTTAACCTGCTTAGTGTAGGCCATTGAACGAGCCAAAGCCTTGGTATAACGGCCAGACAGGCTGTCGTACAGGTTATCTTCAATCGCTTCTTCAGTGATCGAGAAACCTTGGGCAATGGTTTCGTGGTTGTATCGAGCAGTCCAAGCTTCCTGCGCATTGTCATAAGCAATCGCAGAGCCTTCGTTCTTGACTGGAGCAGCCGAGAAGCCAGACAGCTTGGTTTCCTCTTCGAAAGAACGCTCGGAGGTCTCTGTTTCGTAGATCTCTTTGTGCTCTTCGCCGTAACGTGCATACTCCAGACCGAACAAGGCGTTCAGGCCGGGGAGCAGCTCTTTCAGTAGTTGTGCGCGTGAAATAGCCATGATTTAGCTCCCTTATACGCCAGTTGAATTGTTGTACTGGTGCATAGTTGCGTTTATTTTAACAATAAACTCAACAAAAGCGTCAGCGCCTGTTGCCGTATCTCTAACCACATCAATAATACGGATGGGGAGAGTGTTTGTAGTTGCCTGTGTTCCTTCGTCAATCGCCACGGCGGAATTACCAGTATTGGTAGAGCCGGCGTTTTGAATTAGTGCAATATTATTACCAATGGCGGATTTGCCCATTGCAGCAATAACAGTAGTGCCAGAACAAGAAGCTACTTGAAACAGTGTGTCAGGGTCATCTGCAACCACAGCAAAAATCTGCGTACCAGACTTAATCGCCTGACTTGCTGGATAATATTGCTGATTTTGCACTTGCCCAGTAGCAGCGTTGGTAAATTGAACACCCAAAAACACACCGCACGGCGTGGCAGTAGTGGTGCCGGTGTCTTTTTCAATAGTTCCATCAGATACGCGCTTTACCAAATCGCCGTAAAAAATATTAGTGGCGTAACCACTTGCAATTTCCATTAGACGAGTTGATCCTGCGAATACCTGACCACCGATCAAATTGACCGGTTTTAGCCCGTAAGGGGCTGATACAGTCGGATAGGCCATGGTTACTCCTAGTTAATAAAAGAACTACTTATTGCCTTTACCAAAAGATGTCGTTGACTTACGTTCATTAAACAAAGGCATACGAGCATCGTTTTGGCGCATAAATGTATTGTCCACAGCTTCGATATTGTCTTCAGACTGCTTTTGGTAGTGCGCATTACGTAACTGCGCTTGCTCCGTAGGCATCTTGCACAACAACAAACCGCCGTGGGCGACTTCACCTTTTTCATTTGGCGGAAGCATGAGTTCCGGGTGATCTTCCGCTTTGACCGGCACCCAGCCTTCACGCATACGCATGGAGAACGTCGGTGCAATCTGACCGTTAACATGGGTAGCTACCCATCGGTAAGACCATCCCGGTTCGGGAGTCGGATCAGGCAGTGCTGAAGGTGGTACATAAACAGCACGTGCGGTTTTATCGCGTGAAATGAGATCACGAGGAGTGCGAGTGTCAGCCATCTTAAACCTCCAATTTAGCTACTTCAGCAGCATACTGCTGCGGGGTTAGTCCGTATTTCTTAGCCAAGGCAAGTTGCCGAGTAGAAAGTTGGATTTTCTTTGTTCCAGACGAACGAGACGCTGGAGCAACCACAGCCGCAGGTTTTTTTGGAGCCTCGGATTGAACCTGTGAAGATTCAGGCTTTTTCTCAGCATTCCCGCCAAATAATTCGGGGAACGTCTTTTGCATGCGCCCATCTATTTGGGCGAAGTATTCATCGTCACGAGGGTCTACCCCCGAGTTGACTAGTTTGTGGTGCAGCCCTAGTGCATAGCTGGTGTATTCTTCGAACCCCGGTTGACCGTACCACTGGTTTTTTGCCTGCCAGCGCAGCGTCTTCTCGTCCGGTGCAACTTGTTGGGGTTGAGATGGTTCTCTTTGTACCGCGGTTTCTTCTTCTTGTAAAGGGGTCGGTTTAAAGTTTTTTACCTGCGATACTCTAACCTTTGCCTCCATCAAAGCTTCTTGGGCTTCAATAATGGCGTCGGTGTCGTAAGACTCTTGGGCATCTTTAAGTTGACGGCGGGCAGCTTGCAACTGGGCTTCAGCAGCATCTGTCGCGGTAGAGATATATACCTCTTGCCCGTAATTAACTGTCTGCTTGAGTTTTTTATTCTCTTCAGACAGGTACGCCATGAGTTTGTCCATTTCTTGCTTTTCTCGCAAGAGGGACTCTTTCATTCGGCGCTCGTCGTGACGGGCATGTGTTAGCTCTTTGATACGAGCTTGCACTTTATCCGAATAGTTTTCGATTTCGTCGTCAGTCGGGTCTGACACCTCTTTGTCCAATGGCTTGCGGCCACGGTCTTTTACAGGGGTATCATCAAATATCTCAATTTCGACATCACCTTCGGCATCAGCCTGAATGACTACGGAATCGTCTTCTTCTTGGGCAACGACTTTTCTGTCGTCATCCTCATCCGGAAAATTAAACTTGTTTAACATATAACACTCCTATTAAGCACGGGTAATACCGCGTGGATCGTCCACGACCGCATCAATCTGGTCGTCATTTAACAAACGGAACTCTTTGTTGTAAATCTTGAACCGAGTACCGGAGTAAGTACGCACTAACACGAAGTCGCCTTCTTTACACCAAGGTCCATTGGGGAACTTGGCGGTGTCTTTGTACGCATCGGGTCCAACAGCCAGCACAAACAAAATAGTGGTTGAGTGCTCTTCCTGACGCATAACCGACTCCGCTTTTACAAGACTGGAGTTTTCAAACTTGTCTGATACATCGGGAACACCACAAAGAATTTTCCATCCTGTTGGCGTGGGTAACATGCGCCCACGGTCTTCAATAGGGATTTCCTCGGTTGGCTCTTCGACTGGTTGTATTGGCTCCGGCATTTGAATACCCGGAGGTAGCATCAGTTCGCTCATCGTCTTCATCCTCTTTAGTTGCTGCTTCTACAAGGTCAAGTAAGTGTCGCTCCGCGAGGGCAAGACCCTGAATTACCCCGCACAGTTTTTGATAAGCAGCGAAGTCCATGCAAATGCCATTTGCCATGTCGTCCGTGTAGTCGTTCATGTCTTTGCGTATTTTGTCGCGCAATACGCTTGCGAAGCTATCCATCATTTGATTTTTCTCTCCTGTGCTTTAGCCTTGGCAATGTCGATACCCATACGAGCACCTTCACGTTCTTGTTGTGCCTCAATAGCTTCTTTCTGTTGTTGCATCGTAGTTGCTGCTTTAAAGCCGTCAAGTTCCATACGTGCTTCCAACTCTTGTTTCTTCAACTCCAACTCATCCGCTTTAGCTGCGGCGTCGGTGGCAAACTTTTTCTCTTTCAGATCAACTTCTTTCTGTTTGATTGCCAGTTCTTGTTGCTGCATTTGAATGACAGGGTCTTGTGCCTGCTGTTGCGCTTGTTGTTGTGCTGTTTGCGCTTGGCTTTCTTGCAGTACTTGTTGTGCCGCTTGCGCCATCATGGAAGACAACGCAACCTCAATCTGTGGCGGCAACTTCTCATCTTCTGGCGGCAATGCAACACCCATCTGCTGTTCAATCTTCTGACGATAAGCGTAGGCTACGTGTTCAGTAATGTGCGCCATCATTGCGGCTTGAATCTGCGGTGCCCGTGGGTTTTGACCAATAATCTGTTGAATTAACGGATCATTCATTGCCGACATGTGCACCTGAATATGCGACTGATGATCTTGGTAGAAGAACGCTTTGACTGGCTTACCTTTTAGTACGGCCATGTTCTCTGCAACCGGATCACGTGGTTTCTGATCGTCTTCCAATGGCACAAGCTTTTCTGCATTCTTAATACCCAGCACAGATAACATCTGACGGTGCAGAAACGGCAGGTCATAAATATCCGGAGCCATCTGCGCCATCTGAATGACGGCTTGGTACTGAACAACACGTTGCGACATTGTTGCTGCATTCGGATCACTGACCGGGATCAGGTCTACTTTGTCGTAGTCCTCACGCTTGGCTTTCTTTGTGCCGTGCTCTGGTGTGTACTCGTAGTCTGCGTCAGTGTAGTCACGAATAATTTCCTTAAGCAGCTTGAACTCGCGCTTTAGTGTGTAGTGCACACGCGCTTGTACTGCGGTCATGACTTTAAGCTGACGTTCCAGCAGTGCTAACGTTGTTCCAACCGGTGCTTGCGCGGACATATCGGATACTTTCATATCCGCAGTTGCTGCAAACCTTCTGCCCTCATCGACGATGTTGCCCAGCAAGGCATAGAGAACTTGCGACGGTTCCTTGTAGGGGAGGGGGAGAATACTGTCGCGGATGTTGCCTGATGCTACGTCCACATCACGCCACTCACCCGGAGCAATCGGTGTGTCATCTCCCTTGATCCTGAGTCCTCTGGATTTCAAACCCCCCGGCAGATTAGAAAGAGTGCCCGCATCAACCAACTGACGCATCAGGGAAGTCGCGTTCTTGGCAAAGCCACCGATCAGATGAAAAAGACCAAAGCCATACGCCCCAAAGCCGGGGATGTACTGGTAATGCACAAAGTGCTGCCGCTTTAGACGCAAGGGGTCTTCGTATCTCCAGTTTCTACGAATGGCCAGCACCTCATTGGTACCCCTGACCAAAGTAACGACGTATGGCAGCGCAATCTCTGTGTGCTCTTTGTCCTCATCTACGTCCGCATGCACATCATCCTCAATATATAAGTCAGCATGGCACTCATACAGTGTGTAGCGGTCGTCGTTTAAATCCGAAAAGCCTGTCTCTTTATCCTTAGCCTTCTGAATATTGTCTACATGCCGGTCTGGATCGCCCAAGTCAACGTCACGATAAAACCCTGCCTGCTGTAGTTTGACGATCTCGTTCTTGGTTTTGCGCATCACGTGCGTAAACCTATGGCAAGTGTCCATATCTGTTGCACCGTACGGCAGGATGCCGTCTTCTGCTGGCACAAACATCGACACTTGACGGCCAAGACTGGGGTCGTAGTAGACTTTCTTAAATGCCGAGCCAGTTGCTGGCAGGCTCCAGAGCATTCTCTCGTGTTCAGGGCGGTACTCCGACATCACTTCGGTCAACTCGAAGTTCATATCTTCTTCCACGCGCTGTGCCGCTTCTTTAATCTCCGGCGTTTCTTTACCAATTATCTTGGTACGCACAGGACCCTGCGCTGGGAATGTCTCGGATATGGTTTCAGACTGAAAGCGTACAACTGCTTCGGAGAGCATCGGGTGGAACACGCCACACGCGCCTGACCATGGTTCTGTTCTTTCTTCTATCTGAAGACCCAAGAGCTTAATGCCTTCGACGTACGCCTTCTCCCACTCCTTGCGGGAGTGTTTGTCGTTCTCAATGTCGCCTGCAAGTTCTTCCGCCAGCGAAGCCAAGGCACCTTCGTCAAGTTCTTCGGCAAGATTACTGTCAAAGTCATCCTCAACCTCGGCTTTAATAACGTCCAACTCAAAGCCCGGACCCTTGATGCTGACCGCTTCGGGGTCAACAATCTCGATCTCCAACGCTGGCTCGGCGTCTTCTGTCTCCAGTTCGTCCAACCCGGCGGGGGCTTGGTTTATTGACTTGTCGATTGGCATGTTCTGTCCTTAGTAGTACGCCGCTTTTCTGGCGCGGTGGTATATGGGTTCGTCTTTTTCGTCCGAGTCAAGGGTAATGAACCCCCCTTGCCTAAAGCGCAGCAGTGCTTGCGACGTAGTATCTACGAAGTCATCGTGTTCGCCAACCGGGAAGGCTGCTACTTCTTCGATAACTTCTCTAGCCCACCGTGTGTCGGGTGCCCAGATTCTTCCGCTGGTAAAGAGGTCTGCAACCGCGTTGAGTCGGACGTGTTTGTCGTTGCCTCGGCTTGGGGAGAACTCTTGAACTGGAATACCCATTGCCCGAAGTTCCTGAATAAGCGGGGCACCTGCTGCCTTTTTCTCCACAATGAACGCATCTGGCTCCCACTCCTTGTAGTGCTTAAGCGCTGCTTGTTTCAAATCTGGAAACGCCATTCGTTCCTTGAACGCATCCAACAGAATTACTTGCGGGCTGTCGTTTTCCTCTTCGTTGTAAAAAACTCCCCATGTTGTACAGGCGGAATAGTCCGAGTTGTTCTTGGTCTCAAACGCCGTATCCCAAGACTGGATGATGTACTCGCACTGTGGGGGGTCGTCGTGGTCCCATATGCGCCAGTGTTTGCGCGAGATGATGGCGGAGTTCTCGGAGGTGGGGTTCTGCATGTACTGGGCGTTCCAGTACCGGGGGTCGAGAGATGCTTTGGCTTTTTTTAACTGCTCCAGCGGCCACTGTTCTGGCCACAGGCTTTTCTCTTTGTCGGTGTTCTCGTGCAGGATGGCCGGAAGTTCTACGATCTCCCACGGCTCGGCTTCAGGGTTTCTTGTCTGGTAGTCTATAAGTCTACCTGTTAGGTCAAGTAGTGACCAGCGAGTCATAATTACAATGATCGCCCCACCCGGCATCAGACGCTGCAACGGGCCTGTTTGGAACCACGACCATGCGGTATCAAAGGCAAGTCTGGAGTTTGCTTTTGCGTCTTGTTCGCTGTGGGGGTCATCAATAACAAATAAGTCAGCACCGCGACCAGCTAAAGCGCCTCCAACACCCGCCGCATAATATTGCCCGCCTGCGCCAGTACTCCACTTGCCTGCTGCTTTCTGGTCATCTGCAATCCGCGTATCGGGATAAAGCTCTTGGTATTCTTCGGACTCAATCAAGTTCCGCACCCGCCGACCGTAGTCTTCAGACAGACCCGCCGTGTGGGTTCCCATGATGATCTTTTTATCAGGATATTTCCCAAGGAAGTACGCAGGAAACAAATAGGACGAGAACTCGGACTTACCGTGGCGGGGGGCAATATTGATGATGACCCGCTTTTTCTTGCCGCTAATAACGTCTTCGAAGATTTTCGAAAGTTTCCTGTGGTGGGGGCCGATCTTGAATCCCGGATAGACGTGGGTGGCAAACCCCAGCATGGAGTCCCGTCCGATGACCTTACTGGCGCGGGCGGCGCGTTCTTCCAAGTCGGCCAGCAGTTCCGCCTTTTCCCGCGCTGAAAGTGTGGGAAGTATCTTATTTAGTGCCTGTATCTCTTCAGGACTCAGTGTCGGCTTCATTGTCTAAACTTTGACATTCTATTTCTTCAACTTCTCTGACATCCGTAATATCCACAATCTTGGCAAACTTATTAAGCTTCTCTTTAATCCGGGCTTCCAGTTCGGCGTCGGAGAGTTCGGCCTTCTTAATTTCTATCTTCTCGGTAAATAAACCAATCTCGGTGACTTTGCCCAAAAGGGCAAGCGCCTTTAATCTGACGGATGCCGTCGGGTGTTTGGTTTCTTCCAGCAGTTGGGCAACAGCGTAGCCGCGAATCTCTTTGGCCTGATTGATGAACTCCCAGTCATAAGCCGTTAGCATACCGACAAGATGCTGTACAGCAGCGGGGGTTTTGATCTCAGCCAAGGCAGCGCGGGAGTGTTCGTCGGGCTGGGCGGTGACGATGTTGGTAAAGGCCGTTCTGGCTGCTTGCGCTTCCAGTTCGTCAGAGACTTCATCGCCTGCTGCCCCCAAACTCTTAAGCCACTCGGCAGTATCTACCTGAGCGTCCACCAGATCCGTTGGTTGCATTTTTTCAAACGCGACAAAGCCAGCGGAGTCGTCGTCCACATCGGGGGTAAATTCTATTAAGTGATCCAACATGCGCAGGTCCCTTGCGTACCTCGTTGGCCGGAGTGTATATTGTGTGCTGCAAGTGTGCAAGTGGCAACGCTTTGCATTTGCTTCTCCTGCTCGTAGAGCACTTTTGCCCCGTACCCCCGTGCGGGGCTTTTTTTCGCCTGTATTTGTCCAACGTTAGACAAGTATATTGTCAATTTTTTAATAATGGGGTGGGGTTTAAGTTTGCAGTCGGTTGGGAATAAGTTGTCAGTGGCGGGGTTTAAGTTTGCAGTGGCGGGGTTTAAGTTTGCAGTGGCAAAAACGCACTTTGCTGGCTACTTTCGTTTTTTGGGTAGTGTGTTGCCAAGTGAATAACTGAAATGCTGGGGATGGTTACGAAACAGTGTTATATGCGGAGCGCCCACGTTACGTCAAAAAGGGGTCATGGGGGTACGGTGGGGTCGAGATATAGGGTATTGCCAAAATAATAACGGAATGCAAAAACTGGATAATAGATTACATCGGTAGCGCTGTGCTGCCGCTTACTAGGAGAACGATATGACCGAACAGGAACGAGCACACTTCTTCATCAGCCTGATCTGCTGGATGCCTGACGAATCAACCGTCTGGGATGAATGCGGAGCAGACTGTTCCGGTACAGATGCAGCAGACGAACTGTACGCAATCCTCGACAACCTGTAATTCACCGTAGTTTTCGGGTCAACCTGACCCGTTTTTTTAATCCACTCGAAAGGAAATACCATGAAAGACGCAACTCAAAAGCAAGTCAACACCATTGTATCCAAGTTCCTCACGCAGCAGGATGACCTGCTCATCGGTATGCACTCGCTTGGGCTTGATACGCCCCAGCTTCAACGCCCCTACGTCATCAAGGCAGTGTGCGAGGCGCTCACTGCGGGCAAAGGCTGGAATGAATCATCCACGGGCAAGGTCATGCTTGATACCAGCCATGCCCGCTATGAGTTCCTGAAGACCCGTGTCCGTGATGTGATGAATGCTCTCAAAGGCGAGACGCGCAGCGCGTCATCTGGCAAGGCTGACCCCGTAGACGCGATCATCAAAGCCTTCAACAAGCTGGACGCCAAGCAGCAGCGCGCTGTCATCAAGGCGCTGGCATGATTTTTCGGGTCAACCTGACCCGTTTTTTTCCACGGGGCATCGGCGTGAGGTCTGGCCGGTGTTCCGTTTCTTGTCTAACCACCACCGAAAGGAACTGAAATGCAAAACTTCACTGGGTCAAACCCAACCGGCTACAAAGCCGAAATCCGTAGCACCGACACCATCGACTACCGCACAGACGAAGACGGGTTTTCCGTGTTCACTTGGCACGACAGCGGTTTAGGGGTGTGCCTGTGGCGGGAGAAGCACGGCCTGTCATGGGATGAAGCATTCGCAACAGCGCAAAACTGGATCAAATAACCACCACCGAAAGGAATCACCATGGAATACCAAAAATACACCCGCCATTGCTTCAAGCGCCTGACAGCCGATGAAGTCCGAGAGTTCCGCGAGATGCAAGAAGCGCAGTCCATTGCATGGATGACGGGCAACAAGAGCCGAGCCGCTGAACTGGGCAAGATACTGGGCGAACTGCGTAACAGCAACCTTGCCTACCGCAACCTGTATGCATAACCAAAAGCGGGTCAACCTGACCCGTTTATCCACCCCTGAAAGGAACCAACCCATGAAAGCCACACAATCCATCTTCTTTGTCGAAGTCACCGACACCTACGCAGGCGATGCCAACTACTGCTGGGTACATCGCTTCAAAGTCCATGCCACCACCTTCAGAGGCGCAATCCGCAAGGTCAGCCGCGAGATGGGCTACTCAACCAAACTCAACGGCAACTACGGGGACATGGCACGGTACGACTTCAAGGGCGCAGCCATCTGCGCTTTCGTCATGCCCTACGAAGATCAAGCAGAGAACTACCTGCGTGTCACATCCATCTAACCCAAAAACGGGTCACGATGACCCGTTTCTTCAAGACTACTACAAAAAAGGGGGGGATTTGACTTTTCAATCAAGGTATCCAAGACTACTACAACTGGACAAGAAAAAAGACAGCGAAAACGCAGTGCCATCAAGGCGTATCCTAAAAACAGGCACATTTATTAATCTATTTAAATATATATATATATATAGGAGAGTATTTGTATGTACGTCCGTCTTTTTCTTTTGCTTTGACTTTTTTGTTTTGAGGGGTAAGTGTGTTATTTAAAACAGATAAATAAACGCGCCAGTTTTCTGTTATCCCGCACCCACACTACCAAAGCATTGTCCAAAAACTAGTCCACTTGTGGTAATCTTGGATACCGTCTTGGATACCAACGTCAGAAAGGGTAGTAATCATGCACAAATGGATGTACACCGCGACCCAGCGCAAGATCGACAGCGCACTGCTCAGACAATTCCCCGACCAACACGGGTTAAGAAATAGCCTGAGATCAGAGATACGCTCCGTCAAGAGCCAACGCCGAGCCGAGAAGATCACGGCAACACACCGCAAAAGACTCTGGGCAGCACTGCTGCGTGACCTGAACTACGAGCACAACAACGTCCGGCAAGGGCTGAAGTATGCCAAGACCCAGACACAGCCCGAAAGACTACTCGCCTTCGAAGCCTACTTGTTGATAGTAGAGAGGGTCAGGGATGAGATTGAGGCAGCACAGGCCAACCCAGACGTACCCAAGCCAACACCAAGCAACTACTCACGCTGGGTCAACGCCAAAGGCAAGCGGCAGATACCGAATAACGGCATCCACTGGACAGACTGGGTTCCTGCCGGTGTGAAGTTAAAAGCACTGGCACTGTTCGATGCGATACCCCACACGCCCAAGGCCAAGCGCAAGATACCGTTTCAGAGAACCCAACGCCCGATCAAGGACAACCCCGCGTTGACCCGACTCATCAAACGAACCGAAAAGGAGATCGCCTATGTGAAACAAGAATTAGACATTGCACCGACAAACCAAACCATACGCCTGAAGTACAACCAGATGCGCCAAGCCTTAGACCGTATGCGTGAGATGAAGCCAAGCGAAGCCGTACCGCACACGTGGCATGGCCTGTACAAATTTGAGAAACCAGAACTAGATGTAGTATAATCTAGATGTAGTAATAAACGGGTCAACCTGACCCGAAATCAACCAACCGAAAGGAGCAACAACATGAAGCACTACATTGGCAAGATCGAAGAAAGCAACGGCGGCATGGAGTACAACGACCGCTTCCTGTTCACAACCAAGGGCAACCCAGACAAGTACGCCGACAAGGTAGCAATGGAGTGGCGCGGCTGTACCCGCGCAGACTGGGACAAGGAACACGATGCGTACTGGTCTGACTGCACCCTGATCTGGGCGGGCGCGGTACAGGAAATCCCGAAGGAGGACTTCGAAGTCCTGAAGAAGTACATCGCTGTTCTTTAATTACAACCCACCGAAAGGAGCAACAACATGAATGAAGCAGAGAAGCTAATAGCGCAGTACCAAGAGGAAGCAGCACAAACCCGCAAGTTCTACACCGTGGCCATCTACATGGAAGACAGGGCATACGGCGGACACGAGGAAGGCGGGTGGTACTACGACACCGCCGAGCTATGCATGGAACCACGGGCAGCAAACTTCCTGCGAGGGTTTGACAAGGAAGAAGATGCGTTCGACTACGCCGATGCCCTGAACCAAGGCTTGATATCCCAATGGAACGAAGGCAGACCCGAGGTGAGCAGCGTCTTATCCGAGGGGCGCTATCACGCCATCGTCAACGAGGGTATGCCAGCACCGTACTACCCAGAAGAAAGACCGCACTACTCATAAAGGAGAAACACAATGACTACAACCAACAACATCCACGCTATGCCACGCCCCGTCCGCATAGTAGACAAGTACTCACAGAACGAACTCTACGCAGCAGCGCATGAGATGAGGAAGATCGGCGGCAGTTTCGCAGCAGCCATAGCAAGTGCGTTCTTCCTCGCTGACTTGGGGAACCAACGCATCCTGCTCGATGCGTTCGGTCATCTGTTTGAGAAGTTCATACCCAAAGAAGTAAGGCTCGATGCAGAGATGGAGCAAAGCAGTTAATAAAAACGGGTCGGCCTGACCCGTTATTCAGGCCACTTACTTAACGCAACACAACCCGAAAGGATTTACCATGACACACGCAGACTATTGCGGCATCGCCAAGTGGGACTGGATATGCCTACTCCAAAACGCACTGCTTGACCGCGCTAGCGTCGGGCTTCATATCGAGCGCTACGGCTGGGACGATCTGCCCGAGAGCTACAAACCCAACTACCCCGAGCGTGACCACAAGCAATACCGCACGTGGTTCAAGCGTGAGGCAGACAGTGCTCCGATGCACCCAGCGATCAAGCAAGCAGTCATGCTTGCATCCCCTGCAAACTGGCACTTGCTCGTGCTTGAGCATCCCCACGCATCAGACAATGACCCGAGCCGTGTTGCATACACACGCAGCGACGAGCATGGCTACGCTGACAGGCAGACGGTAACTTCAGTTGGCAAGTACTTGACGCGACACTTTCCTACCCTGCGCGATCATCAGATACGCGACATCGTCATGCGTCACGGGGCTAGTCGGTTCGAGTTATGGGATACCACTGAGCAGATCGTCAACTCAGTACAAGACGGGCCGCACTCATGTATGCGGTGGAATGAGTCCGACTGTGATGATGCTCACCCCTATGAGGTGTATGACCCTGAGTATGGCTGGCGCGCAGCAGTACGCATCGACGACGGCATCATCACAGCGCGGTGCTTGGTCAATATCGAGGAGATGTCATTCGTTCGGTCTTACACCCGCAAGGATGGCGAGTACTCACACAGTGACGAGGCTATCGAGGTGTGGCTGCGTGACCAAGGGTTCAAGAAGACCTGCGACTGGGGACAACTCAAGCTCAAGCGCATCACAACAGGCAGGTACAGTGATGACTTCTGGGCACCCTACCTTGACGGTGGTTGCAAGTATGTCGAGGACTGCGGTACACACTTGTTGATTAGCAGTGAGGGGGATTACGAGTGTGACCGTACCGATGGCCATGCAAGTGAGTCATCACGCTGTACCTGCGGTGACTGCGGTGAGCGTGTAGGCGAAGACGATCTGACTAGCATCGGGTATCACGGTGACGATCATGTTGGAAGCTGCTGCATCGACAGCTATACGTATGTGCTTGGCCGCAATGGTTGCGAGTATTACGTACCAGACAGTGACGCAGTGTACGTTGAGTCAACCGGCAATCACTACGACCGTGAGTACCTGAGCCGCTATGACATCGTTGAGCTTGACTGCGGTGACTACGAGCACACAGACAATGCGGTGTATCTGGAGTACCGCGAGGTGTGGGTGCTGTCGGATGATGACTGCGTAGTGTATTGCGATCACACCGGTACGTATGAGCACGTAGATGACTGTGTGCAGTTAGAGAATGGCGACTGGGCGCTGGAGGCTAATGCATGGAAGTGTGAGCATGACGATGCGTACTACCTGAATGATGAGCCTTCCATCGAGACACCCTGCGGCAAGACAGTACACGCCAAGCACGCAGATGAATATATAACCAACACAGAGGAGAACTAATCATGAGAGCAACTAACGTACTGGGCAAGATACTCAACACTGCCCTCTCAACCAAGCGCCCACACGGGTCAAAGACTAACGTCAAGTTCACTGCGTGGTTGAAAGATAATTTGCCGTTTGATTTACAGAAGGGTTCTTTTTACGATGGCGCTGGCAACCTACACGTGGACAACAGAAGCAAAGCCACACACAAGACGCTATTCGTAGCACACGTGGATACTGTCCACCGCAACGAGGGCAAGAACAAGATCACCAAGACCAAGACACACTGGCGCGCTAAGGGTGACGTACTGGGTGCGGATGACGGCGCAGGTGTTGCGCTGCTGATGCATATGATCTGGGGTGGTGTGCGTGGGTACTACGTGTTTACTCAAGGAGAAGAACGCGGTGGTGTAGGCGCAAGGTATCTGGCGGAGAAACAGGAGAAGTTATTAAGCGAGTTTGATCGTGCCATTGCGTTTGATCGTAGGGGTATTGACTCAGTCATTACGCATCAGGGGTGGGGTAGGTGCTGCTCCGATACGTTCGGCTCTGCACTAGCTGACGCATTGATGGACGGCAACGACAACCTGATGATGTTGAACGATGACACCGGTGTGTATACGGATACCGCAGAGTTCATTGACATCATCCCCGAGTGCACCAACATCAGCGTAGGGTATGCGCGTGAGCACACGCAGGAGGAGAGCCTTGACCTTGTGTATTATCAGCACCTTGCTGCCGCTGTGCTGACCGTTGACTGGGATGCGTTGCCGGTTGACCGTGACCCTTCGGTGGTTGAGCCTGTGTCCTACGGCACAGGTTCATGGTGGCAAGAGTACAAGACGTACACCAAGTACGACCCTGCCAATGACGAGCCAGACTACAGACGCGAGGATGCTATCGATGCGGTGCTCGATGCGCAGTATGGTCACTACGATGGGTTAGCGCAGATGGTTGCGGAGTCTATCTGGCCTGACGATACAGGGCTGGCGCTACGGCACATGAACTTCAAGCAGTTACCACCAGCGTCACTTGACTGGGCGCTTGAGTGTCTTGAGCATGGCGAGGATGTGGACTTGATACTTGACTCGCTGTTCGATGAACTGCACTTTGCATGAGTGTGTAATGGGGTCACGTTGACCCCTTTTTTGAAAGGAGAAGTAAATGTATACAAAAGAAAAATGGCGCTTCAATGACAACACTCGGTGGGAATGGAAAACCAACCCGTACTCTGTTACGTGTAGAAAGCCCGGTCAACACTCAGTTACGATTGCAGCCATTAAAAACTGCCGTTCTATTCCAGACACAGAGAAACGTGCAAACGCTATGTTAATTTGCGCTGCACCTGATTTATTAAACGCTCTGGTTGACCTGTTAGATGTCTGCTACGACCTTGAAATAGACGACGAAACAGTCAAGGCCGTAGCCAACGCACGAGCAGCAATTACTAAAGCAAAAGGAGAATCAAAATGACTAACGAAGAAAAAAGATTCGACCGCAAAGAAGAGGCGCGGTTAGATGATATGTATGACTCACATTTTTTAGACGCAGAGGAGGAGCAAACAGCGCCATTAAAAACGCAGCAGGGCAAGTTCGAGGTGGTAGTTAAACCCGCAGACCATTTAGTTATCCGCGAGAGAGGTGCGCCATGACTTATGAAGACTTTGAAAAGTTTGTACGAGAGCAGTGCATGTACGAAACTATTTACGACGATAGCGATGGTCGCCGAATACTGGTGATGAGACTGCTGGATGCGTACGGTATGGTAAACAAAGCAGTAGCAGAGGAGCGCGAGGCGTGTGCGAAGGTGCTTGATGAGATGGCAGCGAAGGACAAGTTGACCAATTACTACACAGTGGCAGCGTTGGTTATCCGCGCAAGGGGGCAGGAATGAGCGGAGACCAAAACCAATACCAGCGTGACCAAGAGAATGTCAGCTATATGTACACCATGCCGCCACAGGAAATCCTTTCGCATACCCATCTGAGTTTTTACTTACCCCCGCCCACCGTCGGCTATTGGGTTGTTCCCAACGGTGATCCTATTGCTGGTTACACCAAATTCCCGACTTACTCTGTTCCCCGCTGGCATCACAGGTACTTTATGAATTTGATCTTCGGCTGGAAGTGGGAGGGCGCATGACTGAACTAGCTACCAGACTACGCAAGATGATGCCGCAATCTGTTTGCGCTGATGATCTGGATGAATGGGCATCTCACATAGAAATGCTTGAAAGCGATCCTTCCTTACATTTCTGTCACCGCTTTGCGATTTTGCTGGAATGTATGGTCAGCACAAATGCAGTTACCTTAGACTCATATTGGCAAGAAGTTCATGTGTTGCTCAATGAGTATCACGAAGCGCGTGATAAATGGATGGAAGCGCAAGGGCAACCGTATGTTTCAGGCTTTGGAAAGGATTGATATGAGTGGAGATCACAACATGAACCAATTTACATACGGCAAAGCCATCATTGGCGAAAAACACAATATTACCCAAAAGCAAGACATTGAGCACTACAAAAGCCAGATCGAGCGCCAATGTGTTGAGATGCAGTGCACGCTAGACTTGCTGAAAGCCACAGTTGAAACGCTACGGATGCGCCTCAAGCCAGTAATAGCAGATGCACCGATGCGTACAGCAGATCATGACTTGCCGCCAGTGGCTTCACCGCTTGGCTTGTCCATCAATCAATACCGACAGCAAACAACAGCCGTCATTGATGACCTTGCCCACATTATCGAAAGCCTTGAGATATGAACAATCAAAACGTAATCGCACTACCAGCATCAATAAACTACACACCAGAACAGGCGTTGCAGTCTGCTTTGAACGAGTCGCTTACTGATGTATTGATTATTGGGTACGACAATGAGGGTGAGTTAGTTATACGCTCATCGAAAATGAGTCGCATGGATGCTTTGTGGATGACAGAGAAGGCGAAAGAGTGGGCGTTGCGAGGTGGGTTATGAAACCTGTGGCGTGGATAAAGATACGCGAGTTGTCGTACATGAAAGCCGTAGCACAACACGGCAAAGACGACTGGCAAACTAATCTTGGTTTGAAACCTGAACCAGATGACGAGGGCTTATATACAGAGACGCAGGTGCAACGGATGATTGAGTTGCTTGAACGCTGCGAGAACGAGATGCGCTATGCCGGATGGACTAAGTACGAGTCTGACAACAGCGCAAGGAACGGCGTGTACGAACAGGTGAAGGAGTTTTTGAAATGAGAGAAAAACGGATGACTGTCACAAATAAAAGGCTGGTTGAGATATTGACCACGGCGATGGAGAAGCCTGAGATAGCAAACGCGCTGATACAGCGAGTGATAAACACACTGAATCGGCAGGGGGAGCGCGAATGGCAAGGGCTGACGGATGAGGAGATCAAAGAAATTATCGGGCCGTGGGGCGGGGCACCGATCAAAGGTTACACACGCGAGTTGATTGACAAGATCGAAGCCAAGCTAAAGGAGAAGAACAGTGCCTGACATAAAACTATACGACTACCAGCGAGAGCCGCATAACCCGCGAGTTCAGTGGACAGTTAGTTACGCGATGCCGGAACGCAAGGCAACCACGCTACATTGCAAAGCGCCGTGGGTTGATGACAACATACTCTGCTGTTACTACGACGATAAAGAGAATCTTATCGGAGTGCGGTTTGTTTATAAAAACGGGACGTACTTGGACTTGATAAAGGAGAAGAACACATGATCGACGCAAGAAAACTACAGTACTACACAACGTCCTACAAATTGCGCGGGTATGCCGAGGGATTGGACGAAGATAGGCATGAAGCGTTAGTTGCTATGCTGATGAAAGCAGCGATGCTGCTCGAAGAGGCGTGGGATGATTACCAATCCACATTACCACCAGACCAACGAGTAGGGAGTTAAACATGAAAGCATTTCCCAACATGACAAACCAACAGGGCATGGACCTGCGTGATTACTTTGCGACAGCAGCGTTGCCTGTGGCGTTCAATATGGTCAAAGAAGTACACGCTATCTACCACAAGGAGTATGAATGGAATTACGAAGACGATTGTGAACACATAGCAGACGTAGCGTATTGCTTTGCAGACGCAATGATGAAAGCAAGGGAGGAAAACCATGGATGACAATGACTGGGACGCTGATCTGCCTGTGACAATTTTCTGCATTGTAGGGCTTGTTGCTATTTTAGTTCTCGTGTTCATAGGTATCTTGTAGGCGAAGTATGTACTAACCTATTGACACTCTACCCGTAGTACTTTACCTTTAACTTTCCTTAACCCTATTCGGAGGGATCATGCACGACAAAACTTTAGACAATTTCGATCAACCACGCATCACGCCATACGACACAGGCAAGATCAAGATCGGCGTGTACTACGAACCACCACGCCCAGCGCAAGACGAAGATGAGATCGCGCTGCAAGACGCATTGCTTGGCGGCAAGTGGAGACCGGCAGCAACAGTTAAAACAAATTGGCAGATGGTTGCTTTGGCTTTAGGGGGCATCATCATTTATATACTTGGTGTTTCACTTATGCTGAGGTAATCATGCCCGACTTGACCACTGCATTACAAAGAGCAATTGAAAACAAACTACAACAGGAGAATCAAATGCAAACACGTACAACAACACCAGATAGCGTAAAACAAATCATTGACCAGTGGGCAAAAGACGACCCACGTGATGATGCAAGAACCGCGCTGCCCCACGCATTCAAGCCCACCAACAACGTCAGCCGTGAGACGTTCAATGCAGTGCGCGACAACCCACGGCTGCAATACAAAGACTTGTGCCGGATGCTGGCTAACCGTGGGTTCAACGAAGCCTCTATAGGCTCCCTGCTTACGCAGATGACGAACTGCGGGATGATAACGAGAGATGACATAGGGCGCTACACTGCACTGCAACCGGAGTACACACCGATCAAGGCAAGCAAGCGCGTCAAGCCAAAGAAAAAAGTCGCTGTACCTGCAACCAAGAAGAAAGCCGAGAAGGAAGGCATTGCCGCGCTGGACACGCAGGATGCTGTGACCAAGAAGCTGGTGGTCTTACAGAGACGCACAGAGCCAGCCCCTACCGCTACCCCGTTTGACCCAGAGCAACTACTATCAACACTTTCTTTCTCGCAGGTCATGGCGCTGTACAAACGCATCAAGGCTATGGTTGGAGAGGCATGATGCGCAACACACTAAAGGAGTTGGCCGACTATCTCGAAGACAATGCCCGCAGCGAGTTGGACAACGAAGCAGCCGCAGCCCTGCGCAAGTTCTCTGCACTGTTCAAGGTGGCGCATGAGATGGTGACAGCCAAGACGCATGAGCACAGCAAGGCCGCTTACTGCGAGATGATCGACTTGATAAAGGGGAAGACAGAATGAAAAACTTTGGGACAAGTTTAGGGGAGCAGCGTAAATATAACGCATCAAACCCACCACGCAAACCGTTGCGCACACTTAAAGAAATGGCTGCGGAGTTTGGCGTAACTAAGCAAACACTGATAGGTTACGTCAATCACTATGAAGGCCCGCGTCCAGTATTCGTATCAGGTTATTTTGAGCACAGCCGCAGCAAACGCACATGGTATGACCCAGAAAAAATGCGGGAATGGTGGGCAGGCGTACAGAAAGTTGTAGAAAAAAACAAAGTAATAAAAAGCGAGAGATTAAAAAATGAAAGTAAACCCACCCGTGCATTTTTAGCGCAACAGTGGCTACGTGAACACGGTTCTGCCACACAACGGCAGCTTATGGAAGCAGGGTTCATCAACATGACCGCCAGCACGTTACTAAAAATGATTGGGTTCGGTTCGTTAATAAAAGAAAAGCAAAACGGGCGCGTGACTTATACCGCCACAGACAAAGACTACTTAAAACTAAACGGGCGTAGTCATTACGATACCCCAGCACAAACAAAAGGAGAAACAAGTGAGTGAGAAATTAGCGGTAGCGTTTTATATGTGCGTGGCGTTGTTCTCGGTCTACTGGGGATACGCTGCGCTAAACCAACCTGTGAAACTCCCCTGTGGTGTGTCGGAGATCAGCCCAGACTTTGACCACAATCAGCGGGAGCAGTGCAGACAAACGAGAGGACATAAATTATGAAAACCGGAGTCAAGTACGACACAAACAAAGTGCGCTGGTCTCTTGTGCCGGAGGGTGTGATGGAGGAATATATCAAGGTGTTGGAATACGGCGCAGTTAAGTACGCGCCAAACAACTGGAAGCACGTACCCCAAGCGACAACACGGTATTACGACGCTGCCATGCGACATATGGATGCTTGGTGGCGTGGGGAGATGGATGACCCAGAGACAGGGATGCCGCACTTGGCTCACGCTATGTGTTGCATTACATTTTTAATGTGGCTTGAAGCTGAAGCCAACAAGGAGTTTTAATGAAGTGTCCAGCTTGTGACAGCACAAAAATTCACACCTACGACACACGGCGCGTCGAGGACAAGGTAGTGCGAAAGCGTAAATGCACAAACTGTAATGAACGCTTCTATACGCTTGAGCAGTACATGTCCGAAGATGAGTTAGAAGAAGTCCAAGAACTACGAAGAAAGCAAACACTCGATGACCTTAGAGGCGAAAGTCAAAGCGAAGGTGAGGAAGCTGCTTGATGAGCTTTACATCTATTATTTTTTCCCTGCTACGCATGGCTACGGCAGGTCTGGAGTGCCAGATATTGTTGGGTGCTTCATGGGTCTGTTCGTAGCCATCGAATGCAAGGCAGGTAAAGGAGTGCTTACCGTACTACAAGAAAGAGAAATAGAAAAAATAATTAAAGCTGGCGGCTTTACATTCGTTGCCCGCGAAGACAACGTGGAAGAACTAAGGAGGTTACTGTTATGTCTGATCCAAGAGCTTTTGCCAAACGATTAGAAGAAATGGCGGAGGAAGATAAAGAACACTTCCGCAATGTAATTGAGTTACTGTCGCGTTGCTACGGCAAGAATGCAGCGCAGGGAGTGGTGATTATTTCGCTGCCAAATAGTCCCGTGAATGAAGTCATATCGCTGAACGCAACAGATATGGAGACGCACAATTTAATTAAATCAATAGAAGATTATTTTGTGTTTATAAACACACTAGATGCACCACCAAAGGAGAAATTCAATTGAATACGAAAGCCTTTCCAACATTAGCAGACAACGGCCATTCACAAAACCAAGACGGCATGGACTTGCGTGATTACTTTGCAGCCAAGGCAATGCAAGCCATGATTCAAAATAGTGCGTTGCTTAAAACCACCTCTGACAACCAAGAGCCTAGTTTTTTTGAGAGCTACGACTTTGAATACGCCATTGTTTGTGGAGTCAATTCAGAAATTGATCTTGGAAGTGATGAGCACGGAACTAGATACACATGGGCGCAGTACTACGCTGAAGAGTCCTACTGTATAGCCGATGCAATGATGAAAGCAAGGGAGATCAAGTGAGTAAACCATACGAACCCTGTGGTATATTGTTGATTTTCCACTATATTGGGGAATCAAATGAAAAAACCAGCAGGTGAAGTACGTTTAGTCGATGGCAAACGGCAAGCCACGCCGGAGTATCGGTCGTGGCAAATGATGAAAAACCGCTGCCATAACCCGAAAGCAAGAGACTACGCGTATTACGGCGGTCGTGGTATTAGCGTGTGTAAAAAATGGCGGGAGTCGTTTGCTGCTTTCTTGCAAAACATGGGGCGCAGGCCGTCCGACAAGCACACGCTAGACCGCATAAACACAAACAAGAACTACACGCCATCAAACTGCCGTTGGGCAACACGCGAAACTCAGGCACGTAACCGACCATACGCCAGCACAAAGAGCTGGCTACTTGCGGGTATGTTGGGGATTAAAACCTCGACGGCAGCACACATGATTAACCAAGTACGCGCTAAAGATAGAGGCAACCTTCGTTGGTTTGAGTTGTCGTCTGAGCGTGAGCAAATCGTTCGTAATTTTTTGAAAGGCAAAAATGACTAAGCCGTATGAGCGTCTTATTGTTTTGGATGTAGAGTCGGCATGGGGGAGAGGTGTCAAGCTGGGGTTCTCGTGCCAGACGAACGAAGAGTACTTGCGTGACCCACGCTTCAAAGCATGGGGCTTGTGTTGGAAGGACTATGGTGACCCGTTACCTGCCACATGGATACGCGGCAAAGACATCGCAGACTGGGCGAAAGATTTTGACTGGAGCAAAACCGCAGTCATCGCTCAGAACGCGCTGTTCGATGTGTCCATACTGGCGTGGATATACAACCACCACCCTGCGTTTATCTTTGACACGCTGTCCATGGGTCGTGCCGTGCGTGGTGTCGAGGCTGGCAACAGCTTGAAGAAGATGGCAGAAGACTTCGGTCTTGAGGCCAAGGGTCAGGGGCTGGCTTCGTCAGAGAACTACCTTGACGAGCTACCGTTCCATGTTGAGCAGGAGTTGGCGGATTACTGCCGCCATGATGTGTACCTGTGCGAAGAAATCTTTAAGCGTTTAGTCGATGGCTACCCTGCATCAGAACTACGCCTGATCGACATGACGCTAAAGATGTACACCAAGCCGCGGCTGATCTTAGATCAGACGCTTTTATTCCAAGCTATTGAAGAAGAAAGGACAACACGTGAAGAACTTTTGGCGCGACTTAACGTGGACGATGCAACGCTGGCGAGTAACCCTAAGTTCGCGGATGTATTGGTTTCGTTGGGATGTGACGTTCCATACAAGAAGAGTAAGACGACAGGTAAGCAAACGCTTGCACTTGCTAAGAATGACGCTCTCTTCCAAGCGCTACTCAACGGAGAGAAAGAAGATGTCCGACTCGTATGCGAAGCACGACTGCGAGTTAAATCTACGACTGAGCGCACACGAGCGCAAAGATTCTTAGACATCTCAAGCCGTGGTCCACTGCCTGTGCCGCTTGCTTACTACGGTGCCGGTACTGGACGTTGGACTGCATCGCGGGGCAGTGCGATCAATATGCAGAACTTAAAGCGCGCATCCGAAGAGAAGCGTTCGCTGTTGCGTGAAGCCATCATGGCACCCGAAGGTTACGTTGTGGTGGCCGGTGACTTGTCGCAGATCGAGCCGCGTGTACTGGGTTGGCTGTCGGACTACGATGACCTGTTGAATATCTTCCGATCAGGCGAGGACGCATACGCTCAGTTCGGTTCACAGATGTTCAACATCCCCGGCATGACCAAGAAGAGCCATCCTGACCTACGTCAATCGGCCAAGTCGGCGCTCTTGGGTGCAGGGTATGGGCTTGGGTGGGCATCGTTTGCAACGCAGTTGCTGACCGGCTTTCTGGGGGCACCACCTGTGCGGTATGACATGGCGTTCGCCAAGAAGCTGGGGGTAACCAAGGAGTACATCGAGAAGTTTCTGTCGTGGGATGAGAACGTCAAGAAGCTTGAGGAAATCCCCCACACCTGCACCACCAAGGAACTCTTAATACATGCAGCAGCATCCAAGAAGATCATCGACATCTACCGGGCGACAGCCCACCCAGTTGTTTCCTTTTGGGAAATGTGTTCGGGGTTGTTGGAGACGGCACTTTACGGCGGCAGAGAGTTCCGGTATAAATGTCTAATCTTCCGCAAGGGCGAGATCGAATTGCCCAACGGGATGAAACTGCTTTATCCAGACTTACGACGCGAAAAAGACGAGAAGGGTAGGAGCCAGTATGTATACGGGCCAGACGCTACCAAGCTGTACGCAGGGAAGATCACGAACAACGTAACACAGGGTGTTGCGCGTATCGTCATGACTGATGGAATGCTGCGGGTATCGAAAAGGTATCCTGTGGTTGGAACAGTGCACGATGAGTTGTGGTCGCTTGCGCCAGAAGAGGAAGCCGAGACCGCCAAGAAGTGGGTTTGGGAGCAGATGACTATGGAGCCACGGTATATGCCGGGCATCCCATTGAATTCTGATGTTGGGTATCACAGACGTTACGGCCTTGCAAAAGGTTAATAAAGGAGAAGCAATTGGATAAAACCAGAAAGAAGAAGTTAGAGTTGCCACGCAAGATCAGAGTCGGTAAGAAGATGTACACCATCGACATACTGGAGACGATGTTGCAGAGCGGTGATATGGCTCGGGTGTATTACGAGCGCAACCGTATTGAAGTCGGTAAGAAGAGTGGCGTCACTGGTCGGCGCTACTCAAGAAAAGAAATGAACGATTCGTTCTGGCATGAGTTGGTACATGCCATCCTGTATGACATGGATGAGCATCGACTTAACCGCAACGAGAAGTTCGTTACCGAGTTTGCCCACCGGCTGTCCGAAGCCATTGACTCTGCGAGGTTTGAATGATTACTGAAATTTACTACGATGGAAAAATAAGAATGGAAACGTATAGGGCGGTTGCAATTAAGCCGTACCCCAACAGCACCGAGGGTGCTTTCCCATTACACACTAAAGACTGCCCGCACAAGGGCGAGGTTTCCTGCTTCACGCAAAGCTGGTCATCCGTCTGCGGTGGGTACATGGGTCATGCAGGACTCGCGGTTATCCGTTGCCAAGAACCCTTGAGAGATACCGATGAAAAATAAAGTCGTCTGGTCGCACAGTGCCTTGAAGGATTACGAGGGCTGTGCCAAGCGTTACCAAGAGGTAAGGGTCTTGAAGAACTACCAGTTCAAAGAGACAGAGGCCACCAAGTACGGCACCGAACTTCACAAGGCAGCAGAGGACTACGTGCGGGATGGCACACCCATCCCAGAGCAGTTCGCCTTCGTCAAGGACACGCTCGATGCACTGGTTGCCAAGCCGGGCAGGAAGCTATGCGAACACCAGATGGCGCTGACCATTGACCTAACCCCATGCGGCTGGAAGGATGCGGCTGTGTGGGTCAGAGGTATCGCAGACCTTTTGATTATTGATGACGATAACCTAACCGCTTGGATTGTGGACTACAAGACAGGCAACAACAAATACCCAGACCGTGAACAGTTAAAGCTCATGGCCATGATGGTGTTTGCGCACTTCCCGCACATTCGCAAAGTGAATGCTGCGCTGTTATTCGTAGTGAAGAATGACATGGTCAAGCTGAGTATGACCGTGGACGAAGCAGAACCCGCGTGGTGGGATTACAGAGAGCGCATCGCTCGTATCGAGCAGGCTCATGCAACAGGCGTGTGGAACCCAAGACCTTCTCCACTATGCCCGTGGTGTCCTGTAACCACCTGTGCTAACCACCCAAGGAGTTGATTATGTCGCTACACAACCCAAATGATTTTTACATGACCCCTTGCAAATGTCATGTGTGCTTTAAAGAAATAACAGAGCAAGAAAACGCTGTTGAACACAGCGGGCATGGGCAGTCAGTACGATCAGAAGACCCCGGCATCAAAGAAGGGTACGTCACGATATGGATGCATCCTGAATGTGCCACGGTGTTAATGCTTCGCTTGGCAAACGACGTAATGCGAGTGAGCACTAAAGCACACCCACCGCGTGTGGTGGACTCTCTTAAAAACTTGGTTAAGCAAAGGAAAGATCATGGCAACGCGCAACTACAAAGCTGAGTACAACAACTACCACGCTCAACCAGAGCAAATTAAAAACCGTGCCGAGCGAGTTAAAGCTAGACGCATGATGGAGAAGACTGGCGCTGTTACTAAAGGTGACGGCAAAGACGTAGACCACAAGAAGCCACTGCGTTCAGGCGGCACAACCACAAAGAGCAACCTCAGAGTTCGCAGCAAGTCAGCAAACAGAAGTGATAATAAATAGGGGAAGTAAATGCAGATTGTCGATAACAAAGCGTTGCTCTTTCGCACTCGCAACCCCGATAAGTATCGGGTAATTCCTAAACACAAAGTTCTCAATAGGAGCGCAGATGGTACAGCGGAGATCGCAGTTTATTGGGGACTTGATGAAGCGCGTGTCCTCAAAAACCTTGGTGTCAAAGATGTTCCTTCGCCAATCACTAGGCGGTACAACTGGCCGGGTAAATACAAACCGATGGCGCACCAGATTGAAACGGCAGCGTTTCTCACTATGCATAAGAAAGCGTTCGTGTTTTCGGAGCCGGGCACTGGAAAGACTCTTTCGGCACTATGGGCTGCGGACTACTTGATGCAACGTGGGGATGTGCGGCGCTGTCTCATTCTGTGCCCGCTCTCCATCATGCAGTCAGCATGGCTGGGCGACTTGAACAACAGCATCATTCATCGCTCTGCCGTTATCGCGCACCACGCGCAAGCTAGTCGCCGTATCGAGATGGTTCAGCAAGACTACGAGTTCGTGATTGCTAACTACGATGGCTTGAATCTGATTGCAGATGAGATTGCTAATGACGGACGCTTCGATCTAATCATTGTCGATGAAGCCAACGCATACAAGACCATGACCACCAAGCGTTGGAAGGCGCTAAAGTCTATCGTCGGACCCAACACCCACCTGTGGATGATGACGGGTACTCCCGCATCGCAGTCCCCTGCGGATGCGTACGGCTTGGCGCGTCTGGTCAACCCTGATGGTGTGCCTAAGTTCTTCACAGGCTGGCGCGATAAGGTTATGAACAAAGTCACCCAGTTTAAGTGGGTGCCCAAGGCCAGCGCAGCGGAGGATGTTCATGAAGCCTTGCAACCGGCCATACGCTACACCAAAGAGCAGTGCCTTGACTTACCACCAGTACTCACCATGACGCGAGAGGTACCACTGACACCACAGCAAGCCAAGTACTACAACCTGCTGAAGGAACGCATGATGGTGCAAGCAGCAGGTGAGACCATCACCGCTGTGAATGCTGCTGCCGGGGTATCTAAGCTCTTGCAAATATCATGCGGTGCAGCATACACAGACGACAAGGAAGTCATCGAGTTCGATGCTGCCCCACGCCTGTCGGTGCTGGAGGAAATACTGGAAGAGACCTCACGCAAGGTCATCATCTTCGCGCTGTTCCGCAGCACCATCAGCACCATACACACGCACTTGCTCAAGAGAAACATCACTGCCGAGGTCATCCACGGTGACATCACACCGCCCAAACGCGCAGACATTATTCGACGTTTCCAAACAGAGAAAGACCCACGAGTACTTGTCATGCAGCCTCAAGCAACTGCACACGGTATCACTCTGACTGCGGCGGACACGGTGGTGTTCTTCGGTCCGTTGATGTCTGTTGAACAATATATCCAGTGCATCGCACGGGCTGACCGCAAGGGGCAGAACTCAGACAAAGTGACCGTTATTCATATTCAAGGCAGTCCGATTGAGAAGCGTATGTTCAAAGCGCTGGAGGGCAAAGTCACAGATAACACTCTACTAACTGAGATGTTCAACGCTGAAATAAAAACGTGAAAGGGGGTTGCAATCAAAACCAAACCGCAGTAATCTGTCAAACGCTAGACAAAAACAATAGGAGAAGCAAATGAGTGACGAGATCATTCCGCTGGATAAGCTTGCGAAAATTTATCGCAAGATCAAGACAGAGATCGACACGCTTACGCAAGAGTACGACACCAAATTGGAAGCACTCAAAGCACAGCAAGACGAACTCCGTTTCGCAATGAAAGACCAGATGAAAGCGCTTGGCGTCAAGTCGGTCAACACCACCTTCGGTACCGTGTCATTGGTAAACAAAACCCGTTACAACACACAGGACTGGGACTCGTTCAAGAAGTTCATCATCGAGCACGATGTCGTAGACCTGTTGGAGAAACGGATTGCGCAATCCAATATGGCGCGGTTCCTTGAAGAAAATCCGGCACTTGTACCGCCCGGATTAAACGCATACACGGACTTCGAAGTTCGTGTGACTAAACCTACTAAGTGAGAATCTATATGTCCGATCTAACTGTATTCAATCCCGCACAAGTACCCGACTTCGCACGTAACAACGAACTGTCTGAAACCGCACTGGCTCTGACCGGTGGTGGCACTGGTGGTAGCGTCAAGCGCATCTCGATCAAAGGCGGCGTGTTCCGTCTGGTGTCGGGTGGTAAAGAGATTGCTGCCATCGAAGACCGTCACCTCGATGTGATTATCGTCAAGGCCGCACCCAAGGTCAGCCGTATTTTTTACGCTGGTGCATACGACAAAGATGCTGCCGCTGCTGCACCTGACTGCTGGTCTAACGATGGCGAGAAGCCTGATGCTGGTGCGAGAAACAAACAAGCGCAGACATGCCTGTCGTGCCCACAGAACCAAGCCGGTTCGGGTCAGGGTAATAGCCGCGCTTGCCGTTATCAGCAGCGTCTGGCTGTGGTGTTGGAGAATAACCCCGGTGGTGATGTCATGCAGTTGACGTTGCCAGCGACATCGGTGTTCGGTAAGGAAGACGGCGACAAGCGCCCGCTTCAGGCATTTGCGCGTCATCTAGCCTTGTCCAACCCACCGATCAACCCAGAGCAGATCGTTACCCGCATGAAGTTCGATACCAAAGCGGAGTCACCCAAGCTGTTCTTTGCTCCGATCCGTTGGTTGACCAATGACGAGTACGCCGTGGTCAAGACGCAAGCTGACAGCACAGACGCACAACGTGCAGTCGTGATGACTGTGGCGCAGACAGATGGCGTGAAATCAAACGCCGCCCCTGCTCTGCCGGGTAAAGCACCTGTCGTTGAGGCCGAAGAGGAAGCACCAGCACCCAAGGCCAAGACCACCAAGAAGAAAGCCGAAGTCGTTGAAGAAGATGAGTCCGAGCCAGAAGTTCGCAAGGAATCTTCGAAGCCATCCGCTGTGCCTGAGAAGAAGGGCAAGCTGGCCGACATCGTGGCTGACTGGGACGACGAGTAAAGCTACGGGGGAAAGCGGATGCTGTGAGTACTGATTGTTAAGTGGGTTGAGTAGGCACACCTGTTCAGGATCAATCAGGCGCCCTGAGCCAAGCAAGGCGACAGACGCAGCGAGTACCCCACCCAATAGCCCAGCCGGAGGTGGCGCTAATAACACCGGCAGCGGGGGCTGGGTATCCTTTCGGAACTAGTCATAGCTCAGTGACCCCGCACTTCTAACCACACATAAACCACATGGCCTACTCTCAAAAAATTATAGATGCCGTTGCAGCAGCGCCTAAGACACCGGGCAACCAGCTTGGGCGTTGGGCTATCTATCTGGAATTTCCTGTAACCAAGATTGCATACGTGCTTGGTGTGACACGACAGACTGTTTATAACTGGATGATGGGTAAGACCGAAGTGTTTGTCGGCTACCAAGACCGTGTCGAACTGATGCTAAAGATTATGCAGTCATCTAAAACCGCTGACGAAGCATGGAGAAGAATATGCAAAGAATACAACCTAAAGCCTTAACCGACAAAGAACTCCTGAGCGCATCGCTCTTGATGTTTGAACCCGATGTCGGTATGCCCATCGACTTTCAGAAAGAACTTATTCGCCGCTTGGCTACGTTTGTTGAAGCGGCACAGATACGCGCAACCGACTACAAAACATCAGACCCAAACCAACTTCCGTTGTTCGATTAAAACAATAAAGGATAACTATGAACCCGCTTGATTTTATGGCGGCGGTTCTCCCACCACCGGGTAACGGGTACTACTGCGTGGTTGAACTGACATCGAAGTACAAAGAGCACGTGTACAAGGAGACACTGGAGGAACTTGAGCAGACGATTGAAAGTTGCAAGCTGAATGGGTATGACACGTACTTTGCACTGGGCACATTTAAAAAGCCCGATGACAGGTCAGCGCCCAATGTGGAGATGGTCAAGTGCATCGCTATTGATGTGGACTGTAATCACCCGCTGGACTTGCCGGATGCAAGCGGCGTAATCAAACAGAAAGCGTACGCGTCTCCCAAGGCGGGGTTCGAAGCCGTCATGGCGTTCATCGATGAGGTCGGGCTGTCAGGTCTTGGCCAGCCTTGGTTCGTCCATTCGGGCGGTGGGGTACACGCATACTGGCCGCTGAAAGAAGCGATGCCCAAGTCGGCGTGGAAGCCGGTGGCCGAGCAGTTCAAGCGGCTGTGCTTCTCCAAGAAGCTGGCTATTGACGCGACTGTAACGGGTGACCCATCACGTATCCTGCGGGTGCCGGGCACGATCAATAACGGAGTCAAGAGCGGCAAGAAGGTCAGAGGCGTCACCAACGTGCGCTTCATGAACGAGGGCGACTTCTTTGATATTGAGGACATCAAGGCGCTGGTCACCAAGCATCTGGCCGGTACACCCTACGAGTCCAAGCCCACACCCCCGGCCAACGTGGTCGAGCTTCCCGGTCAACGCCCAACGCTACCTGCCAATACGGAAACCACAGGCACCAGCGTCAAGCTGTTCGAGAACTCGGTGACTAAGTTTCGCAAGATATTTGATCGCACCAAGCAGGGCACGGGCTGCGGTCAGCTTGCGTACTACATGGAGAACGCCGAGCAGGATGGCATGGAGCCGCTGTGGCGCGGGCTGCTGTCGATAGCGCAGAAGTGTGAGGAAGCGCCCAAGGCCGTCATCTGGCTGTCTCAGCTTCACCCGTATGACGAAGACCGGATGAACACCAAGCTGCGGGAGATCAAAGGTCCGTATCCCTGCACTAAGTTCGATTCCGAGAATCCCGGCGTGTGTACACAATGTGTACACTGGGGCAAGATCACAAACCCGCTGGCACTGGGGCGCGAGTATGCGGTTGAGGTAGCGCCCAAAGAGATCGATGTGCAGGTGGAGAACGAGGCGTATGCCCGCAAGGTGCTGCGTCCTGAACCACCCAAGGGTTATGCCTACGGCAAGCAGGGCGGGGTATTCATCGAGAAGGATGACGAGGACGCTAACGGCAACAAGATCAAGCGCCAGATCATGCTCATTCCCTACGACTTGTTCCCTGTGGACATCCTGAACTCCGGGGGCGAACACACGGTACACATGATGGCGATCAGGAACGGCAACCCAAGCACCATCACCATTCCCCAGAAGAGCGTTGTCAGTAAGGATGAGACCATGAAGCACCTTGCCAACCAGAACATTCTGGCGTCCTTCGGCTCAGGTAACGACAAGAACCTGTACGACTACGTCCGTGCCTGTGTGGAGAAGGTCAGCGTTGAGAAGCGCACAGTCAGTGTGCCCACCAGCTACGGCTGGCAAGCGGATGATACGTTCGTCTTTGCCGGGAAAATCTATACGCCCACTGGCCAGATCGAAGTGCCCATGGAAGGGCTGGAGAATATCGTTGCCAACACCAAACCCACCGGCTCAATCGAGCAGTGGCGGGCGGTCATCAACCTGTTCATCCAGAAGAAGATGTGGCAGCACGTGTGCATCATGCTGGCCGGGGCAGGGGGGCCGCTTATGCGCTTCACAGGCATTTACGGCATGACGTTCCACTGCGGCTCAACCAACTCCGGTACAGGTAAATCGTTGGCGCTGGAAGCTGCGGCTTCTGTCTGGGGGCACCCGGTGCACTACCGTACCAGTAAAGGTACGTCTCCTGTGGCCATGCAACAGCGCCTTGGTCTCTTGCACAGCATCCCCCTGATAACGGATGAGATCACGGCGAAGAACCGGAAAGACTTTGGGTGGTTCTCCGAGTTCGTACTGGACATGACCAACGGGCGGGGCAAGGAGCGTATGGAGTCTGGCTCCAACAAGGAGCGCATGAACTTATCCACGTGGATGGACACGGCCATCATGTCTTCCAACACGTACGTGGTGGACTACTTCACAGGCGCTCAATCCCATTCTGCGGAAGGCGAACTGCGGCGTGTGCTTGAGTTTGCAATGAACGATGTACTTACATGGGAACCACATGAGATTGAGATCATTAAGTCGCTGGCGGATAACTATGCAGTCGCAGGGCACATGCTCGTCGAGTATATGGTCCAGAATCTGGACAAGATTAAAGAGCTGGTTCCGCAAGTAGTGCGCCGTATGTACGGCGAGTACCGTGCTACCAATGACGAGCGTTTCTGGATGGCTGCTATTGGCGCTGCGGTTGCTTCAGGCATTCTGTTTTCCGATGAGCATTGCGGTGCAATCAACATCCCGATGCAGCCTGTGTTGGATACGTTCGGCAATGCCGTGCGGTACATGCGCAATGCCATCAACACCGGCACACGCTCTGCTGAAGATGTACTGAACTCGTTTACTCAGGAGTACTACGGCAGCTTCATCATCGTGCGCTTCAATGGCTTGGATGGTGTTCTGGCTGAGTTGGGTAACGGCGGGGCGATTGATGCGTCAACCACACGAACTAAAATTATGGGGAGGGTTGAGCATGGCGCAACTGTCGGGTTCACGGACTACTACATCGAGGAGCGATTATTAAAAGCGTTTTGCTCCACCATGAGCTTCGGTTACGCCGACTTCAAGAAGTATCTGGAAGAGCAGTTCATGGTGTCGTATATGCCCAAGAAAGACATGACCGCCAAAACCAAAGGACCACCGATGCGTGTGTCCGTCATGAAGATAACCAGACGTTCCGATGAAGAAGACTTTACAGGTAACGTACCCTTGGTCGCAGCTTAAGCGTGGGCAGGGGTTCTTTGTCCCTTGTTTGGATACGGAGGCCGTCATACAAGACGGCCTCCGCAAAGCTTTAGCTCACCGCATCTTCCACGCCAAGGCCAGCGTTGGGGTTAAGCGCGGTCTTATCGGGGTCTGGTTTCACCTGTAAAAGACAAGAACTCCCGTGCGATTAAGACTTGCTGCTCATCAATTTCTTTGAGCATCTCGTCTTTCTCTGCTCGGGTAAGGTCGGCTGCAACCACGTTGCGGCGCATGGTGGCCAGCTTGCCAAGCTGCTCTCGAACCCGCCCAGAGAAGTTAACACTAACAAGTTTGTTCTCATACTTGTCTAAGAAAGCGTCAGCCTCTTTATCCTTACCTTCCTCCAGCAGTCGCTTGTACGTACCTTGTACCTGCTGAATCTCCAGTATGCGCTCATACGCAGCGTCAAGCGTTCCTCTACCTTCAACCGGCTGGAACAACCCGCCGATGAACGGCATCTTGCTGGTCTTCATGGTCGGCTGCTCAACTGCACTGGCTTCCGTGTTCAGGATAGGATTAGCCAGTGATGCAATCGCAACGCCCAGAGCGCCTGTGTAGCCACGGATCAGGTAGTCGATCTTGATCGGAGTCAACCCCGCATCGCCTGTGACGCTACCCAGCATCTTGGCAAATTCAGTCGTCGTGTCACGATACCGCTCACCCGGCATCATGGTGGTCAACTCACGCTTGGACTCGATGTCCCCGCCGAAGAACGAACGGCCAAGGATGACTTCAGTTGCAGGTTTGATCGCCGCTGGCAGAGCAAACGGATTAGATAGCGCCACCAGCTTGCCCATACCCTTGGTAATGTCGTCAGCACGTTCGTCTTCTGCTGCCGTATTGAACACCGCTTCTGGCAACGCCTTAAACAGGTAGCCCAGTTCAAACGGGATAGGCACTTTCATTGGCTCATCCGAGAACGGCGTGTACACAAACCAATTGCCCAGACGCTCTTCAGGCTTGGCGCGTTTGTACGCTTCGTCATCCTCCATCGCCGCAGCGTAAGCCAGTGTGCCCGCAGCCAACAGCAAGCCGCGAGTGTAAAGCTTCTGGCGAATCTTCAACTGTTCGCTGTACGGCATCTTGCCTGTAAACGCCCGATACAGCACATCCAGACCTTGGATCTGAGCGTTGAAGAACGGGATGACTGTCGAGAGCATCTGCATCGAAGGCGACAAACCGCGACGGCTAAAGTTCATCGACTCTAGTGTGCGCATATATGCCTGCATCTCAGACATACCCTTGGCCAGCGAGTCCTTGTAGATCACAGCGCGGGTTGCAGCATCGCCCTGCATCGCCAGCGCGTCAGCTTTCATCATCAGCTTAGTCCAGCCCGAACGACCAAGACTCATATCACGCAAAGCTTTGGCCATATCCTGCTCGTCGCCTGTCATGACGTTGCTGGAGATAGCGCCTGCTTGCATCAACTCGATCTCTTCTTTGCTGCGCCCGGCCACCATCTTGCCTAACTCTTTAAAAGAATTAAGCACAGGCACACCATCCGTGCCAGTAGTGAACCAAGCAGTCAGCGGGTCACGAATAGCCTGACGCACAGCGTAAGCTGGGTTGCGGGTGACAAACTTTCTCAACACATTGGCTGGCATACCCATGATCTTGATGGCCATCGGGATGGTGGTTTTGATACCTTCCATACCCTTGACGATTAAGTCTGCTGGGATGCCGTACATATCGGAGTCGATGACGGCAAAGTTGTCTTCGCCCTTAACCTTGTAGCGAACCGTGTTCGGACCTTGTGGACCAGCGCCTTTACCAATCTTGCTTGCAATACCCAGACGGCCCAACAACATCACGTTGTCTTTCATCATTTGGTTACGCAGACCCATGCGGGTCAGAACAAACGCGTTCTGCGCCGAGCTTGTAAAGATCGGGAGAATCTGTGTGTTGTCGCCAACAAGCTCGTGCAACATCGGCTCGTCTTTCATGTTGGCAATACGGATAGGACGCTCTTTGTCCACCATCAACTGCAACTCGCCGCCCTGCACACGATAGAACGGTACGTAGTCCGTTGCCTTCAACTCTGCTGCTTTCTGTTGAGACAAGTAGCCTGTCTGCGCAGCAAAATCAACCAGCCCGTTGTTATACTCTTTGTAAATCTTGGCGGCTTCTTCAAACGCAGCGCGGGCTTTGGCGTTGCCCTTAAGCTCTTCCATCAGTCTGTTGTAGTCCTGCTCAACAGCGTCGGGGTTATCAAAGTTCAGCTTCTTCCAGCCCACCTGCTTGGCGCGTTTACCTGCCGCGTAGATGGTAAACATGTGCTCCAACTCAGTGCTGTTTTTGATGCCGGATTTCTCCAGCGCCTGAGCAACCTTGACCATGTTGGCACCCGGTGCGCTCTTGTAAACAAACTCCATGCCGCGTTTAGTCATCTGCTTAACCAGTGCCAGTGGGCCATTAGTCAGCGCCTGTGTAGCAAAAGCGTTAGCCTGCTGACCAAAGCGCAGGTAGTACCCAGCCTGCTCGGCTTCCAAGTCAGAGATAACGCCTGCATCCAGCCCCTTCTTCATAGCCGCATCGAGCGCCGCGTACTGGTCAACGAACTGCACACGCCCAGACAACCCAAGGAAGTTGCCGCGCAGGTTATCGACAACACCTTTCTGGCTACCAACAAAAGAGCTACCGTAACGGCTTGGCTCACGCTTGGTACGGAACGCCATCACACCGCCTTCTGCACGATAAGGGCCGACAGTGCGCTCATTGAAAGCTTTATTAGCCAACTTGATGGCGTAGAACACATCAGACGTAGACATCTCTGCCATGTTCTTAAAGCCCATCTGACGTAGTGCAGAGCGCACCATACCCACAAGCTCTTGCAACCAGCGTCCAGCCTTCTGTTTAAAATTCTCAGTGATGCGTTGCTGGGCTGTGTAAGCAATAATCTCGCGCAGTGCGGCAAGTTCTGTATCACCTTTTTGCTCGTTGGCAAACCGCATAGCATCAACAGCGTGTGTCCACAACTGGTCACCGCCCAGCTTCGCGGCCAGCTTCTCAAGGTCTGTTGCATGGGCGTACTTCTTCAACCGGTCCATGCCAATCACGGTGTCAATGCCGTAGTGGCCCACCATCTCGTGGAACAGCGTCTCTTCCAAGTCCTTAACACTACCGTGCTGGTCGCCCACCACAACGATGGTGCCGTCATCTGGCAGCACTACACCTTTAAACGCTTCACCTTCTTTGTACCCTTGCTCAACCAGACGTTTCAACAACGCAGGGTCCATACCCTCAAGCGTGGGGACGTAAGTCAGCTTCACGCCTTTGGGTAGCTTAGAGAGGGTCTCTACTATCAACTTCTTTGCTTCTGCTGCGTCAACCGGCGTAGCTGGTGCTTTGGCTGTGCGAAACGCAAGACCTGCGTCGTCATCGTATTCAGAAACAACGCCTTCGGCAGTATCTCGTGCAAGCTTGCGTCTCTGTGCAAGTGTTTGCTTCTTCGTGATCTTTTCTTCTCTGGCTTCTTGACTGCCAACACGCAACGGTTCGGCTCTCTTTGGCTTGGGCGTTACGTCAGTAACATTGGCCTGCCGTGCAAGTGTGCCTGCTGTTTTTGCAATGTCTTTAAAATTCTCCGCCGCGCCCACGCGTTGTGCTTTAGGCGTGGTTTCTTCAACCGCTTCTGCTGTTGGTGCAATGCGTGGCTTAGATTCTTTGGTTGTCTTCCAGTCAAGACCTTTAACCGGCTCCCGTTCAGCGTATGCGCCGGTAGTTTTCTTCTGCTGCACGGGCAGGCCAGTGCCTTTTTCTTTCATGACAATACGCTTGCCTGATGGCGTGACACGCTCAACCGGTACAACTTGGCGAGTTAACTTCTGCGTACCTTCGCCTGTAGAAATACGGCGCTTGCGTTCTTCAGTCTGCTTGCTCTGAAGTTCTTTGGCTTCACGCAGCTTGCTGTCTGCTACGGCAGTATCACGACGCAGTTTGCCAGCTTCAACCTGCGCAGCACGGCGCTCTTCTCCAACAAAATCTATGTTGGCAAGTTTCTTTTCCAGTTCGGCCAGACGCTGTTTGTCTTTGACGATGCGCTCATCCGCCGCAGCCAGCAGACCTGAGTTGTCTTCGGTACGTTCTTGTCTGTCTCGGGCTTCTTTAACAGCAGCGCGGGCTTTTGCAATTTCTTCTTTCAGGTCTTCGGCTTCAGTAAACAGTGCGTCCAAGTCAGGCGACATGCGCCCGCCTTCTGGCATAGAGCCTTCCAACTCAGCCAGCCTTGCTTCAAACAACTGTGCTTGCTGCTCAAACTTCTGGATGATGGGGCCGTACAAAGCCTGACCGCGCTGCTCACGAATCTGTGCTGCCAGATCGCGGATAGATTGCAGGATGCTAACTTCCTTGTCCTTGATCTGGTCTTTAAGCTTGGCGGCTTTAGCTTCGGCCTGTACTGCGGCGTAGGGCGCACGGTTGCTTTTGGGCTTCTGCTTAAGCGATGCTTCTCTTTCCATCTCCAACTTGTTCTGCTCTTGCAGCAGAGCAACAAGCTTTTGACGAGCAACACGGACCTCTTCAGGCAATACAGCGCGGGTCTCCATTATGGATTCCCAGCTTGCGCCGCCCACATCTTCCAATGAATCTTTAGCTTCGTTAATCCGTGTTTCTAGCGTGTCGATACGCTTGTCGTAAAACCCAATATCAACCCCCGGACGACCTTCTCCGGTACGAACAGTGCGCTCTTTCTCAACAACCGCTTCAACTTTAGGCAGCAGTGCCCGCAGTGCCTGCACTTGTTTTGAGCCAAGGAACTTACGGAAGTTTGCAGCGGTAGCGCGAACAACGCCTAAATCTTCAGCGCCAAACAACGACTGCTGACCGCCCTCAATACCGGGAGCCTGTGCCTGCTGCATGGAACGCAACGCATCATTGAGCTTGGGCAATTCTGCTTGTGTATTCTGACCACGCTGTACACGAGTCGCAATATCTTCGGCAAGGTCTAACACCTCACGTGTGGCGATACCATCTTCAATCGCAGTCTGTGTCTGCTGCAACAGCGCCCGTGTATTACGTGGAATGGTGCCGGTAGGTATGACGCGCTCAAGCAAACCACCAACGTAGTCGCGCTGACGGCGCAGTTGACCTTCCAGTGTCTGGGCAGTTTCACCACGCTCCTCGGCAACGCGTTGCGCTTCGCGGTAGCTACTCTGCGCGGACAACGGACCCTCTGTTGGAAGCCCTTGTTTCTGCACTTCGGGACGCGCCACCAGCAATCTGGCGCGGAGCACATCAAGCTGTCTGAGCAAAGCCTCTTCAGTGGCCTGCCTATTTATAAACGCATCAAGTGCAGCGTTCATCTGAACCGCAGCTTTTGCAGCTTGGTCGGTCGTAATAGGCTGTTGCCCCTCCGCCGCACGTTCGTTTGCCACACGGTTCATAACCGCGTCAATGTATTCCGGTTTGGCTTGCTCTGCCTGCTGACGAATAATGTCTGAGGTAGCAGATGCAAACTTACGTGCATCAGGGCGAGAGCTGTCCAGCGTCTCACCTCTGGCAATCTTATCCAGACTTTCCTGAATTTTAACCAGTGCATCATCTGCGGTCTCTTGGAACTCTCGTGCTTTAGCTCTGTAGTTTTGCTTTTGCAGTCCGGGTTCAACTGAGACGCCCGGTTTCATTTCTCCGGCGTAGCCCTCAAGTTCATTCAGTAGACCAAGCTGTGTAGCTGCTTTAGATTCGGGTAGGGGGGCTTCGCTTATGCGTTGCAGTGCTGCTTTTTCTTCTTCAATCTGCGCACTTGTTTTTTCAGCAGCAACACGCCCCTGTGCCATCTGGCCAGCCAAGTTGCTCATTTGCAACTCAAGAATGCTCTTAAGCGTCTGTGTATCTTTGGCTTTAAATTCAGGAATGCGAATCTCGCCCTTGTATACTTTAAGCATTAGCACGGGATTATCTGCCAACACTTCTGCTACATCCGTAGGCGTAACCGAACCCCAGTGACGCAAACCACCCAGCGCCGTATCCAATTCTTTTTGCAGTTGTGAAGCAGGAACGGCTTTTGCCTGCGCAGCAGTCTGATCCATCCAAGCCTGCATCTCGTCTTTTGGCGGCGCGGTTTTTTCTTTTGCGGCTTGTTCGGCGGCAAGCTGCGCGTCCGACTTCATGCCCATCTGCTCGTAGTAATAGTCTTGTTCAGACATACCAGCGATGCGGCGCTCTTCTCTCAAGCTGGGAAGCTTGGCTTTAACTTCTTTGTACGCAGGAGCAAGCTCTTTCAGTTGGTTGCGCAAGCCTTGCAGTTCTTCTGTCTGCTGTGCAAACAGGTCTTTCTGCTCATCAGTTGCGTCTTTGCCCAGCTTCTTACCCCGCGCTGCAAGCAAAGCTTTTTCTTGCTGTTGTAGGGCTTCAAACTGATCGCCAATACGCAGCGCGTATTCAGGCTTGGCTTTTTCTGCCGCTTCTGCTTCGCGCAGTTCTTTGGCTTTCTTTGTGGCTTCAAGCGCATCGCCTCGGGCAACGTCTTCTTTTGCCTGACCAACTTGCACCCTGCGGCCAACACCACCAAATGGACCGCCAAAAAGCGTAGCGCCATAGGCAGCTTCGCTGTATTCCTTCAATGCATTGTCGTCCATCAACGGCAAGTTGGCTTGCCAACGCTCCAGCATCTGCTGCCCAACTTCGGTGGGGATTTCAGCCAACAAACCTTTACCGGTACCTTTGGCGATCGATGTGGCCAGACGTTCTTCAGCCAGCTTGCGGGCTGCGGGGGACACCAGTGCCTGAACACCTTCTTTTTCTCCCACGCCCAGTAGGCGGCCCATCAGCTTGCCGCCAAACGGAATCACCATAGCGGCGGTTTCCAGACCTGCTTGACCTAACGCAGACACGGCTGTTTTACCGGGGTCTTGTGGGAGTCCTTCAGCAGCGCGACGTTCAGCGCCCGTACCGTAGGCTTGCAAAGCCAAAGGCGTAAGGGCACCCGCAATACCGCCACCTATCACACCGGGCAGACCTAAAGGAGCGCCAGCCATAGCCCCCAACCGCCCACCCGCAAAAGCAGTTCCCAGTTGTGGAAGCTGCTCTGCAATAAAACTCGGAGCCTGACGCAGCACTTCCCCAGCAGCAGGGAAAAAGCCTTCCTGTGCGTACTTATCTTTGACCTTTTCCAGACTTAGTGCAGTGGGGGTTTTTTCTTCCAGCGCACGGGCACGAGCCAACCCCGCCTGCGCGGCTTCTTCCGGACTTGCAAAGGACTCCAACGCCGTGCGTTGGGAAGACAGCAGCTTCTTGGCTCCGCCAATACCGCTTTCAATAATGCCCGGCTCTCTTGGTTTGGCTGCGGCTTGTGCTTGCTGCTGTTGCATCCGCGCTTGAATAGCACCAATAATTTGCTCTCGCGTGGCATTTGGCGGGCCATCGATAGAATATGTTTTACCGTCTGGCCCTTGAATGCTGTACGTTGGCATAGCTATTCCTGTTATTTAGGCGATGTTACTTGCAGATTACCCCAACCAGCGTACGGGTCTTTACCCCCTTGTGACGCCTGCTGAATTGCAACCATATACGATTCAAATGTTGGGTATTGTTTTTTAGCCAGTGGGTTTGCAGAAATCAAGTCGTTGTACTCTTTAAGCATCAGTGCAGGAGTAATCTGACCACGCTGATCTGCACGGGCACCATAAGCCGAAGCCATAATTCTCTGCCCTTGGAGATGCGCTACGTTTTGTTCACGCGCTCGTAGAGTTTGCTGTTGCTGTTCAAACATAGACCGGCGATCTGCGGAAGCCAGCGTGTTTTGATTGTTAACAATGTCCGCAGCCGTTTTAAGGTCGGTCTTGTATAAGTCTTGCACAGCAGCAATCTGCGCTTGCTTAACGCCAAGGTCTGCTTCAAACGCTTTTTGCTTAAACTGCTGGGCTTCTTTCCAATCACCACGAGCTTCTGCACGGCGGGCTTCTTCAATCATAGCGGCCTGTTTGCGGCGTTCCAACGCAGCCGCTTCCAGTTTTTCCAAACCTTCCTGATACTGTTTGGTACCCACCTGCGCACCTTCTGCAATATTCTGAAGTGCATACTGGGACTTGCCTCCTGCAATAGCTAAACCAGCATTGACCAGTGCCATGTTGAAGTTACGCGCTTCCTTGCCTTTGGCTTTATCTTCTTCCTTACCCAGCAGTGCTTCTAGCCCAGCAAAGGCTTTATCCTTGGGTCGGCCTTCTTCTCTGGCTTTTTCCAAATCAGTATAGCCTTGTTTAATCTTGGCGCTCAGATCGTCATAAGCCTTGGTGCCCGGACTCATTTTTTGAAGCCGCTTAAGCTCCTTGTCTAAATCGCCCGGCTGGCTTGGGGTAAAGTCAGGTGCTTTTTCAATAACGGCGGCTGCTTTTCCGTCTTTGGTAGTGCCTGTGCCAAGGGTGGTTTTTGTACCGATCTGCGCTTTTGAGGTCTGTGTTTGTGCTGCCGGTTTTGGCTGTGGTGCAGTAATGCTGCTGTACGTTTCTGCCGGAGTTGCTGGTTTAGGTTGGCCTTGTTCGGGCGATGCAGCAGCTTTTTCCGTTTTATTTTTTAATGCTTCGCCTTGTTGCCGTAAATCGTTCATTTGTTTATCAATTTGCGCTACTTCTGCTTGTTGCGCAGGATTTTGTTGCTGAAACCCAAAAGTACCTGTCAGGGCTTTACGACGCGCCGACAAAGCACGAGCTTGTTTATCCAGATTTTCCAACTGTTGTTGCGTAGCGGGGTCAAGGCTTGGAGTGCTAAGAAAATCACTAACTGTTTTTCTGATAGGCGCAAAAATTCGACCAGTAGCTGAAGAAGTGTCTGGAGATTCCAATGAACGACGCGCCTCTTCCCCATACGTAGCGCCCTTAAACATCGGTTGCGCCACCATATTCCACCCCGGAAGTGTGGGCAGGTTTGAAAATTTGTCCGCTAGATATTCCGTTGCGGTGTCAACAAACCCTTTATCTTTAAACGCCACAATCCCGCCATTTGCGTACTCATCTGCGTACGAATCACCGTATCCGGCGATGCCGCCGTCAGCCATGCCCGCGACGTTTTGTGCAGGCAACATGCCGATGCCTTGCTGTTCTGGTAGTTGGGGTTGTGGAGCCATAGCCTGTTGAGGCATCGGCGCTGGTGCGCCCATTTGTGCAATCGCTTGGTCTGCTACGGTAGGCTGTTGGGCAGCTTGCTGTTGCCCTGAAGCTCGTAGTTGAACACGACGTTTATTTTCAGCCGCAGCCAGCGCCAGTGTGTAAGGATCGTCCTTGTGTATCTGCGCGTACTGACGCAACTGAGGGTCTGACATTTTGGCCAGACGGGAGGTAATATCGATTACGTTCAGCATGATTATGCCTTCTCCATGTCGTAGAGCAGCAACTCAGACAGCCCAGCGGGTGAGTCCGACTCTTTAATTGCACCGCCTTCTTTTTTGCCTTGTGACTGGCCGTATGGATTACCGAACATACCGTAGGCTGCAAGCCCTAAACCGCCAAGCTGTGACAGCGTAGATGGGGGTGCTTGGTACATTGTCTGTGCTGTTTGGGACAATGGCAAGCCACGCAACATGTCGGACATAAACGCCAACTGCTGATACGGATGCTGACGCTGATTTGCAAAGTCCTGATACTGCTGCGCCAAACGCTGTTGCTCCAACGCTTGTTGCTGTCCACCCATCTGTGCTTGAGTTTGCAGAGCTTGTTGCTGTTGACCGAATTGCGTTTGCCCCAACTGGCCTAAAGTACCCGCCATCTGCCCTGCGGTTTGCATACCTTGCAACCCAAGTGTAGAACCAAACTGCTGCGCCTGACGTGCCTGTTCAAAGGCAGACTGCATACCCCTGCCATAAATATCTGCTTGCTGTTGGCCTAAATTGCGCTGGCGCTCGGCTTCTACGATAGCAGAACGCGAACCACCAAAGGCACCTTGCTGTACAGCCTGCGCCTGATTCTGCTGCCCTACCATAGCGGACTGTCTTGCCACTTCTCGCATCTGCGGTTGCAGTGCATTTTCTACGTACGGCGACATGTACGCTTGCATAGCATAGGGGTTGGTAGCCATCTGTTGATACTGCTGACCTGCTCCCATCGCACCCAGCCCGGCAAGTCCTGCCATCTGCGTACCAACACCCAACTGCTGCGCTGGCCCTAAGTTAGCCGCTGATTGCTGCGCTTGCTGTTGCATCGGGGTAAACCCAGCGATTCTTTCTCCGCCATAAGCCTGATACGGCGCATTACTCAGCGCCTCGGTTTTACCCAGCATCTTCTCCACATACGGCTTGGCGTATTCTGGAATCGACGTGGTCGTCTGAGTTGTATTAGTTGGTTGTGAAGGTTGTGATGGTGCGCACATAATGACCTCAGAATGTATATAACATTTGAACTGCCGCTTCTTTAAAACCCATTCGCTTCCAAAGTTTGGCGACCCTCAAATCAGTAAGCGCGGAAACCGATACCCGTTTAACCCCGCGCTCTTTTAACTCTTCCAGAATAACTTTTACCAGCTTCTTACCAACACCATTTCGGTGTTCCTTTAGTACAAAAATTGTATCTTCTTGCGCAATTAAATCGCCGTTGTGCATGTCGTTGGTAAGATATACGTTGCTGTACCCCACCGCCTTTTCATCCAACCGCAGAATGAACGTCAACAACCAACCACCATCACCCGCTTTTATATATTCATCCAGTCGCGGGTTGTACGGAGAACACGGTATGCCCTCTGCTTCCAAACGCTCCGTCATCTCCGCGTAGTGCTGGCGATACAGCGGTTCAAGTTCAGCGTAGGTTTCTTTGAACCCACCAAGATGAAACGTATAACTCATGCGGGCAGAAGTTTCTCTGCCTTGGTATTACGTGCTACTTGATTTTCACCTACGGTTTTGCGTCGGGCTTTCTGCACACGATCCATCATCGCGTAGAGCTTACGGGCACCTGCTTCGGTTGAACCGTTTCCGATTTCGGACACAATACGTGCGGGTACCACAAACTCACCATCAGCAAGACGAGCAGGTTGCCTGTTACCAATAGAAGCAGGGATAGAATCCGAAACTCCATCGCCGGGTCCTTTCAAGAGTCGCCCACCATCAGAGTAGTCGCCCAAGTGCGACACACCACCACCCGCAGCGTAACCACCGTAACCACCCATCTGCTGGTTCATGTAGTCATAAAACCCACCCAAACCAAGCTGCTGCTCAGGTGTTTGGTAAGCAGGGATGTCAATGTTAGGAATAAGCGGTTGTGCTGGGGCTGCTGGTTGCATTACGGGTTGAGCAATACCACCGGATACTGCACTATCTGGTGTCGCAGTTTGCTGCGGCATTTGCGCTAAAAGACTTGGTATTAAATTTCCAAACCCAGCGTAACCTTTTGGCGCTGCTGCTGACGGCCCACCAGTTTGCGTAAACTGCATTGTCTTTGGGTCGTACGAGTACTCATACCCGCTACTTTTGTTTTGTGGGTCTACTGTACCACCACCTTTTGCAAACCGAGCTTCGCCAGAATAAGCGCCCACACCTGCATCGGCTGATGGTGCGATGACATTTGTTGCTTCAGGGCGCTGCATTGTAGGGTTGCTGTACAACGACGTGTTAATGTCTGCCATTGGGTATCCTGTGTTTGCCCCCACTGAATTCATTGCGGCCATCTGCTCAATAGGCCCGCCCACAGCCAACCCCATCAAGCCGCCCTCGGCTGCTTTCTTGTATTCAGGCCCCGGCGCTTCGTAAGGAGTAAGCGCGGTATATGACGGCTGAAAATATGTGCGCTCTGCGCTGCCAGAGTACGGTTCAAAAGCTGTGCTGGTGGGGCTATAGCTAAACTCATAAGGGCGGATCATGCCGGGAGATTTGTCGGCTTGACGGCGCATTTCTTCTTCCGCTTCTTCACGCTTTTCATCGTAATAACTGTACGCCGTACTACCCAACCCAGCTAAACCTGAATATGGCGCGGCAGCTTCCGATGCTGCGTACAGATCCTTCAGTCCTTGCATACCCCCAGCGTATACATTTTTAGCGCCTTGGCCTACCTGTGACATGTACCCCCGGTATGGCCCAGTAATTGATTGGGGTTGCGCTAATGCGGGATCGCCGGGGAGTATCTCAGACCTGACAACCGGTTTTTCCAATACTGTTTGCATCCCGCTTCGGTTTACTATCGGTGCCCCTGTTGAAGAAGCCGCCGATCCCTTTAATGGGTTCTCAATAAAATACCGCCCGCCCGGAGCCGTTCCGTACCCGCCACCATATTCTAAAGTTGAAAGATCAGGATAAGTTTTTGCTCCGTCGTATGTTAATTTTTGTGCAAGCTCCGATCTAGGTTCTAGCGTTTTAATCTTACCGCTAATGTCTTTATAGTATTGCGAACCTTGGTCGATTGGGGAACTAAAAGCGTTTGTTTTACCCGCCGCTATTCTTTGCGAAACAGTCTGGTTGGGAGCGGGATAGTTCATGGGGTCGCCAAGACGCACAAACCTATCGGTTCCTGTTGGAACTGATGATGTTACAGCTGTAGGCGTTTGCATTCCACTCGCAAAATTTACATCTGGGTAAAGCGGTTTTGGTGAGGTGTACGCTGAAAGCCCCATATTAGGTGCTGTTGTGGTTGCTGCGCTAGTAGCGCTCACAGCGGGTTGACCAAAAACTTGTGTTTGAGGTGCGATAGTGTTATACCCGGCACCAATCTGCGAATTAGCCGCAGCGTTTTTACTAGCTAAAGCAATATCATCAACTGTCCCCGCCGCCGCACTCTGCGCTCCCATAGCATTTAACCCGCCTGCCAAGCCAGCGCCACCATAAGCACCAAGACCCGCCATGATGCCTTTCTTTAAGCTGCCAGTAGCCGCAGTGTATCCAGCACCAGTAATGAGCGCAGCAGACAAACCGCCGGTAAGTGGGGCCAGACCAAAACCAATCAGTGTGGGGAGCAACGAAGACAGAATGCCTGCTTCAGGCAGACCCGTTGTTGGGTTGATCGTGAGGGAGCCGCCATGCGCCATCGCAAGGGATTGAAGTCCGCTGACCTCGCCGGGGGTCATGTGGACGAGGACTTTGTCTTCACCGCGTCCGGCGGATTGTACTTGGCTGGCTGAATCGTGGAGGCTCATCGTTACCTCATCCTGAAAAATTTGTCAAAGTTTATCATTTATGGCTTTATTCGGGCCATATTTTATATTTTCATCTTTAGAACATTACTGGCCGAAGTGTCTACGTACACATCCCCAACCCGCAAGTTAGCTAGGTCTGCCTGTGTGGGGAAACTATAAACAGTGCCACCTGAGCCATCTGGGCGGCTAAAGTTTAACGCCGCAATCACATTGGTAGTGCCTACCCCTTCCGCTGACCCGGCAATAGCGCCGGGGTTATTTAGCTGGGCAAAGTACTGCCGCAAAATGTTGTTGAGCGTATCTTGGTACGCCCGGTCATATTGCACGGGGGCAAAAGGCAGTAATGGAGCTTTTATAGTCATTAGTTTCTACCGTCTGGTCGCACATCAATACGGGGCACACCCAACTGCCACTGTGTACCAATATTATTTGATGCCACTTTAAATGCCATTTGTCTGCCACGCACCCGGCTATACACGATCTCTGTGAACTGCTGCACGTTGTAAGTGGTCTGCCCAGCGTAGCTCTGCGCTGAGGTCACATCGGGGGTTGCCGCTGTACCGTATGCAGCGCCGGGGTTTTGTTTCGGCCTTACTGTAAAGGTGACAAACGGCTTATCGCTCGTAGCGCCGGTGGTGTCTGATCCGTCAAATGTAATATCAGGAATAATCCGCCAGACAAACCCGTAGTTATGCCCGTCACTAATATCAAAGTCTGACGACTGTATGTACGCATTGATCGGGCTTGGAGGATTAGTGCTGCCGTCGTCCACCGCCGCTTCGTGAAACACAATAATATTTCCAGCCGTTGCCCCCATCGGGAACTGACGCAAGGGCGAGTCCAGCCAAGCCGTACGATCTAACGTACCGTAATACCACACCCGATCCAGATAATTAAATATGACGTAGCGGTCTACGACAGTCGAGTTCTTGGAACAGTAATTCCACCAAACTTCCGAGTAGCCTTCGTTGGTGCCAGCGTTGAACTGCGCCTCTTGGTCACGATTAATGTCGTTGAAAATAAACTGACGCACCGAGCAGGGGAGTGTCTCCACCCGGCCAGAGTAGATATAAAACTTATCAACACCCATCCAGTACACCACACCGGCAGCGGTTGCCATAGCGTTGGGGGAGACGATGGAGATGTTGTCGGCGAGAAGTGTGAAGCCATAAACAAACGGTGGTCCAAGATACTGCATCGAGTAAATAGCAGCGTCCGTCCACACAACGATTTCTTGACGAGTCTGCATGGCGCCCACAATTTCTGAGCCGTGTGAAAGCCGATAGCTACCTGCTTGGTTTGTTATAGCAGGGGTCCAGTTTGTATAACTCTCTTGCTCTGTCCAACGAATAAGCAGTGGGTCTTGGGTAGTTGTACCGTAAGCGCCGTAGTCATTGCACCCAAACGCAATCACAATCCGTGAAGTGTCCGACACCATAATCTGGTTAATCTGGGAAGGCACATCTGTACCAGAAACTAACGCGCCACGAGTATTGTAGGCTGGCGTTGCACCCGAGCCGGGTTGCCAAATGTAAAGTGCGCCGCCACGTGGAGAGAACAGCAGGTCTTCGCCAAAATTAGACTGACTCCAAAGGCGCAACTGCAAACCGAAACCAGTTGTAAAGCCTGACCCCCAACCAAGACGGCTCCAAGGACCAGTGCCCCAACCCGTGCCGATGGTGTAAATAGGGAAGCCCGTATTTATCTGATAGGCAAGCGTAATTGTTGCGGCAGCGTTAGACCCTGTTGTTGCGGTAGCTAATGTCACCGTGTAGGTGGTGCCTGTGAGAACCTCAGTAATCTGATACTCACCATTAACGTTCACACCGCCAATCGTACCGGCACCAGCAATAGTTACGAAGTCATTAGCCTGTAAGCTGTCCGCTGCACTGTCAGAAATGGTTAAAGTCGTACCACTAGCAGTAAGCGTAATAGTAGATGCGTTAACTACGGGTGGCCCGGCAGAAGGCGTGTTGCCGTTTATCTCACGCAAGGGCGTGATGTCGTAATAGTCACCGCCGTCTTCCACATAAAACTTCAGGTTTGTGCCAACACCCAACAGGTTGTACTGCCGAAGCGTCACCCAATTCCACAATGACCGACACACACCAAGGAAGGTGTTGTACGACAGCGCAGCCCAGCCGCCGATCTTCTCAGGGTAACCAGAGCGAAATCGAATCTTGTCGCAGTCGTACCAGCCGCCCTCGTTGGCAAGCGTTGTGCCTTCGCGGTTTACGCCGGGGCGAAATTGTAGTTTCTGTAATGGCATAGTTGACCTATTTAAACGGTGGGCCACCGACCCATAACACCAACGAACGCCGAACGCCTTTGGTCACAGGGGTCACCCGATGCAGCGTGTAGGACGGAAAGAACCACGCCCTGCCGCGCTTTGACTCCAGTGTCTTGGCCTCGTCACTCGTTGTCTTTACCTGAAATTCCCCACCTTCAAACTCAGATGGCTCCGATAAAAGCAACACCATCGACAGCTTGCGCGGCACCCCAGAATCCTGCGAAGAAGAGTCCGTATGCCAGCCATAATGCCCACCTGTATCCCCCGTGTAAACCCCTAGCTGCATAGGCTCGTGGAAGCCGGTCAGATCAAAATGGAAGTAGCGTCGGTTGACTTCTGCCACCACTCGGGAGAGCTTGTTCCACAGAGCTTCCATCTCAGGCTTTGGCCCTATCCAGCCAACACTTGTCTCCCGAATACTCGGGTCAACCACCGCACCATCAGAACCCCCAACACAGCCCGCCTCACGCTGCACCCACTCAGGCTGTGCAAGCAGAAAGTTGATCTCTTCCTCCGTCAGAAAGCCGTCCCAGAAGGCGACTTCGTCTTGCCCGTAACTCAAACGCGGCGGTATTGCAATAATCATACGTACCCCAAAGGTTTACGTGCCCAAGGATTAACAGCCACAGACAGCCGGGTACCTGTGTATTTCTCTACCCCGTGCATCAAGCCGGGGGAAAACACAACCATCCTGTTCGTTACTGGCTGCACAGATACTGTCTCCGTTACAAAGTTACCGCCCACCACATCTACGTCGGCGTAATACACGATGCTGCAAATCGGGCACTCCGTATTGCCTGACATCTCATACAGCTTCTCGTCTTTATCAATATGCCAATCGGGCCGCGTTCCGTGGTGCGCCCAGTATTCGCTGCCAGCCATGTCCGACAAATCAAAGAACTGAGACGCTCGGGTCAACAGCAACGCCATTGGAGACTTATTGCCCCGCAAACTATCCACCCCGCCACGTTCCCATTTCATCTTTCTTGCTTCGTCGCTTTGGGAAAAGAACCCGACAACCGCCAACCGTCGCTCTTCATCCAGCACATCATCAATAACGATCAGCATTTTGTGTAAATCAACGTCAAGGTAAACCGGTAAAATGGCGACAAAAACGACTGTGGTCTGATGGTATGTGGCGTCCGCCCGTCAAAAGCAATAATGCGCCCCGGTGTGTATGGACTCGTATATACAACATCCTTGCACGACTCATCAAAGAACAGCGTCTCGCCATGCCATCCGTCCTTCCATTCCAGATTGACGTAGTACAGCAAAATCTTTTCTTCTGGATGCGAATGCACAAAGTTGGCATCCGCCGGGGTGGACAGGTTCAATATGCATTTAGTCCGTCGATACCCCACCACCTCTTGCGCTACGGGCGTTGCCGCTAACTTTTCAAGTATCCCCAACCGGGCTAAGTCCTCGTCCGAGTACACCGAGTGCAGGAACTTATGCTGCATATTCTCTACGATGCATCCATCTGCCCAACCTATCTGGAACAAGGAGCTTTGCGCAAAGTTGTACACCCGATTGCGAAACTCAAAATCCAAAACGTTGTCATAGACCTGCAAACTTCTGCCGTTATCTACCTGAACATCCCGAATCAATTGGTTGCGAAGCACGACAACACCTCCGCATACTTGGCCTTGGTAAACGAGAATGTCAGCATCCTGCGCGACTTATTAGGCAGCATGTCCACCGAATGCGGCACCGACGTATCCATCAACCACACATCTCCCGTATCCGCGCAGAACTCTTCCACATACTCGGACTGTCGGCTATCTCGCCCCCAACGGTAAAACTTAGTTACTTCACCATGCGTATCCAGATAGACGTTGATGCCGCAGGTCTTGTTGATGTCTACGTGTGCAGGGAGCACGGGGTCTTGCGCATCCAAGGCAGGGAGTTCAAGCAAGAACACGTTGGGCCACTCAATAGCAACCAACGCTTCTGGTAACTGCGCCACAAATTCTGCTTCATTTAATACCCTCAGTGTCTCGGTATAGGGGATAGAAGTGCCGTCTAAGTTGCGGGCGTACTTCTGAACACGATAATACTTTTGATGGGGCGTAAGAAGCTCTTCCCTGAACGGGGACAGATCAATACTGATCGGCAGCTTCGTCGCATGTTTCATCTAAACAGTAGTGCGTTGACATCGGTTATTGCCACAGCTTTGTTGCCGTTAGTACGCACCGCCAACTGATACGGCCCCATGTACTGGCGCTCGTTAACCAGCATGGTGCCCTTGCACAGAAACAAATTAGTGCCAGAGTCCAGAAACATCTCCTGCCCTTGTTTCATATGAAAGACGCTAATTGGCGGCACATACCCTTGATTAATCTCCGGGTCATAGCACCAGCACACAGTCGGCTCATTGGCGGTACACAGCATCAAACGATCTTCATGGTTGCCGTAAGAGAACCACCCGGTGTTGCACTGTAGCTGCATTTCGCCCGTGTATTTATCACGCGCCGTAAAGTTGCCTTCGCTAAAAAACAATACGATCCGGCTGGAAGCGTTGGTCTGCACCTCAACCACATCATCCTTGTCGTAGTAGTTTGCGTACAGAACGCGGCCAAATGCAGCGTAGGGTTTGCGTCTCATCACACCACCTGAAATGGCGTATCGTGCGCCACGACGGTCAACTCGTTGACTGTGAACTCATGCACTTGCCCTACCATTTGCTTGAATGCGTTGACGCGTTGGGGGTCAGCCACAAACTTCTCCTTGGCTTCCTGCATTTGGGCATGGTGAATCCCGGTCATAGCAATACGCTTTTTGACCTCGTTAGGGTCTGTCACGTCAGGCCACATGGTCAGTGGCTGAAAAGCATAGGTTGGGTAGTCCATCGGGTCTTGGCTCTTGGTTGTGTCCGAGGCAAAACAAACTACCAGCGAGTGGCTGATGTCGTCGTACCCAACAATTCGCATTTTTACTTTGTCCATAATTACCCCGCTGGCCCTTCTCGTGTACCTGTTGCCGCCCATGTCACAAACGGATTGCCAATGATGTAGTAGCCAGCGCCGCCTCCGGGACCTCCAGAGCGTGGGTTTGCGCCACCAATAGGACTGCCGCTACTGCCCGTAGCACCACGGCCACCACCGGAACCCCCCGGGGCAGGTCCACCACCACCGCCT